TTTATTATAAAATTTTACACTAGAAATGTATATTTAGCTTTTGATATAGATGAATTAAATTTAGATATAGATAGAAAATATATTCTAGATATTAAAGTTTCAGAAGCACCATTATTACGAATATTATTTGATGTTACTGAATAATCCCAATTTATACATTGCTACAATTATAGCTGCACTGGCAGGAATTAAATATTTTAGTATCCATCCTACAGCATTTACGTGAGTAGCTATTGGCTCAAGTTTATCGTTAATTTCTTTATATTGCTCTTTTTCTTCTTCTTTTAGACGTTCTAATTCCATTTCTAGAATTTTTAATTTATGTTCGGCTAAGTCTGTACGTTTTTCGTGAATGATTAGGGATTGTGTATTACGTTCAAGAATTCGAGACTGTTTCTCAATTTCTAATAATATTGCATCAATTTTAGTTTCAAGGCTACTTTTTTGTTCCATCTTTAATTCCTAGAGTATTTTTTAACGATGTACGTAATGCTGGGCTATTTAAAATAATATTCATTATTGCTTTCTTTTTTCCTTCGTCTTCAGATTCTGCTATTTTAGATACTAAACTTTTTAAAGTAGGAGATTGAATATGAGGAGCTATATTTTTTAATTGAGATGGATTAGCTAGAACGTCTTTTAAAGCTGTATTAGCTATTAGGGGAGTATTTACTACATTTGTACCTCTGCCTACTAGAGCAATTCCTTTTCTGGCTAACGTAAGAGGATTATACACGTTACCTTTATTTGTAAGAGTAGATAGTTCGTAATTTCTAGCCGGGGTTTCTAGAGCTTGCATTTTTGAAGCAAGTTCAGTTTCCCCTAACCCAGATAATAATTGTTGAGCTTCTTTATTTTGTCTAGTTATTGCGTCTGAAGTAATTCCGCCTTCACCTTTAGCTGCTTTGTATACTCTATTCGCATACTCATCTGCAGATTTAATTGCTTCTGCACCAAATTCTTTACTTGGATTTTTTAAAGCTAAATCTCTAGCTGTTAAAGCTTTACTAGTATTCGATACTGCTTGAGAATATTCCGGACTAGCATCTTTCATTTTTTCTGAAAGTACTTTACGTAAATCTTCAGAAAAATTTTGGACAGGTTGAGCTAATCCGCCTTCTAGTGGACTAATACCTTTTAACATATCATTAATTTCTAATTGTGCTTCTGGAGATAGATTTTCTAATCCCCCATACTTTTGAGCTAGAAATTCCATTCTACCTTGTAATTTATTTATATCTCCAGAAAATTCTGGATTATAAGTTGTGTTTTCTACTGGAGGTTGAGCTGCTACTTTTTGGGCTTCTTGTAATTCATTTTCTAAAGTTGATTTTTTAGCTGCTAAAGATTCTATTTTTTTAGAATTTACTTCATTTATTTTAGTTATATCTTGTTGTATTGTAGATGCTTCATTATTTACAGAATCTACATGTTTTGCAATACTATCAAAACTCGCTAAAGATTTTTCATCTTCAGATAACATAGCTTTTGCCATAGCATCATTTTTAGCTTGTTTTAAATCTTGTAATTGTTTTAATTTCTCTTGTAACTTTTTAGTATTTTCTGAAAGTCTATCATTTACTGTATCAGATACTTCTTTTAATTGACTATTAACGTCTTCTAATTTTTTAGCTACTTCTGGAACTTTATTTTCAGCAGGAGTTAACTTCGATACGCCAAATTTAGATTTAATACCTTGTTGCATTTCTGCTACTTCTGGAGCAATATTAAGTTCTGGTAAAGTACTAGCGGCTAAAGTTTGTTGTTTTCCAAATTTACCGCCTAAATTTTTTAATTCATTTACTACAGGCTCACCTTGAGCTACTAAATTTTCGTAATTAGCAGTTTGTGCAGGTTCTCCTAATATTTTTGTTCCGGTAGCTTCTTTACCTAAAATATCGGCTAATTCAGCATACGTACTAATATTTTCTTTTGCAAAATTATGAACACCTTTAGCCATTTTACCAGCTACAGGTAATGTAGCTCCTAAAACTCCTCCAGTAGCTCCTCCTAATAAAGCACCTTGTCCTGCAGCACTAGCTAAATTTTTATCAGCCTCTCCTACATTTTCTACAGCACCATATCCAGCACCTGTTAAAGCACCTTCTCCGGCTCCTAAAGCCATCCTAGCACCTAATCCAGCACCTGATGCTAATTCAGGTAATATGCCCAATGCACCAACGCCTTTTGCTACAGCACCTGCAGGAATTAAACTACCAGCTATTTTACCAGCAGTAGTTAAATATGGATGAGCACTTTCTGCAGATTCAATATATTTTCTTACAGCATCTCTTTTTTGTTCGTAGTCGGATACAGAAGGAGATTGAATATTAGCACCTAATAAATTAGAAGCTGCTTGCATAGCTCCAACTGGATTTTGAATAGCACCTAATAGTTCATCTCCAAAACCTGCAGTAAGTCCTTGTCCAGCACCTGTTAAAGTAGATGCTATTGATCCGGGAACATCTTCTTCTGAAGTTTGTTTAGAAGCTAAATATCTATCAGGATTAAATTCTTCCTGTTTCTTTTTTAAATATGCGTCTGGATCAAAAGCCATTACTTTACTCCATGTAATTTTAGAATTTGCTCTGCTCTAGGATCTTTTGGATTAGATTTAGCCCATTCTATAGCTTGTTTATCTTCGTCTGTAACTTCTGCTGTATTAGCCATTTGATTAGTTTGACCTAATCCTACAGTTTCTAATCCTGCTTGTTTTAATTCTTGCCAATCTTCAGGATGGTTAGCAATCCAATTTTTATTAGCTTTTTCTACTAAATTAAATTGAGGCTCTACTAATTTTCTAGATGTTTCAATCTGTCTATTTAGAGAATGTTTTAAAAAGTTAACTATGCCGGGAGCATTTGCTGGCATAGGCTCTCCAGTAATATTAGTCATAATACGAGAAGCTTGAGCACTTAAAGGATTTTGAATAAGTTCATGCTTATCAGATTCCGTTAAAGCACTACCTTTAATCATACTAGCTAAAGCAACATATCCTTCAGATATAGCTGCTGCAGATAATTTACTTGGATCTGATTCACTATTTAACATATTCATCGCATGTACACCACGATTAGCCAATGCTAATTGTTGTCCCATTACAGATCTAGAAGTAGCCATTAATCCGTTTACACTTTTAGCAATTTTGTCTCTAGTTTTTTCGTCAGCAGCAGACATTTTAGTTTGTCCTGCAGCTTGTCGGTTACTTGCTAATTCAGCATATTTTAATTTTCTATCTTCTGAAGCTTGTTCAAAAGCTTTAGCTTTTTCGTATAGAGGAGTTAATACTTTAAGTTGAGCAGCAGTAGCATTTTCAGGAACATTAGCTCCCATTCTTTTTGCAAATTCTCTGTATGCTCTACTAATTTCACTATCTGGTTTTCTAGATTCAGCTTCGCTATCTAGAGTCATTTTTTCTTGTTGTTGTTTTCTTGCTAATGCTAACTGCTCTACTGGACTATTAGCTTGCCTACCTAATTGGTCAGCCATACTAGTATCAATATCCACTTGTTTTCCGGCACCGTAAGTACCCGCACCAGAAATTAAATTTCCAAATACTTTAAGTAAATTTGCTGTAGTTGTATTTTGATTAGATGCTTGTAAAGCATTTTCCATTTCTTGATCACGTAACGGATTTGTTGCTATATCTTTAGAATTAGCTAATTGTGCTTGTTTTTCTGGAGAAGTATGTGCAGCTTCTTGAGCCGCTATTTGTTTTAATTCATTTCCAATTTTAGGAGATGCTGCTGGAGTAGGCTGGATATTAGGCTGCATTTCCGGAATATTGCTATCGGAAACTCCATTAGAATTATCAGCTAATCTATTATCTAAGTTTAAATTAGGGATATAAGAAGCTAGTTTACTTTCATTTAAGGAGTTATCTAAATCATTTAAACCTAAATTATTTTCATTTTCAGATTCGGCAGATACTAAATTAGGAATTTGAGTTACAGCATTATTAAAAAATTCTGCATTTGGAGAAGGAGTACCTTCTGGAGTAATTGTATCAGCATTAAAATCTTGAGCTGTTGGTAATTTACCATTCTTTTTATAGAAGTCAGCTAAAGCAGAATAACTAAGTTTATTATCAGCCATATTTTACCTATACTTTTTTATTTGGATCTTGTTGAGTATTATTTGCAGTTTTACCCATTAGCGTACCTACAGCACCTGCTCCAGCATTGAAAATATTTCCAATACCAGCCGCTTGAGATGAACCTTTATTTTGATTAAAAGTAGCCATGTTATTTTGTTGATTTTGTACAGCTCTATCTCTAGCGTTTTGTTGATTAGTATTAAACTGAGATACTGAATCAGTAGCGTTTGCTTTAACTTGATTTCTGTTAAAGTCAGAAGTTAACATTTGATTTGTATTATTAGCTAAATTATTTAAAGCGTTTTGTTTAGCGTTAAAAGACATAGCTGCTAATTGATCACCTTGTTGTGATGTATTTTGTAATTGAGCTTGAGAAGCACCTAAAGACTGAGCTAATCCCATTCCTGAATTTCCCATACCTCTTCTAGCCATATTTTCAGAAATCTGATTTTGATTTGCTTGAAATTGTTGGTTAGATTGATTTCTAATATTGTTTAAATCCGCTTGATCTTGCGGAGTCAATCCCATTGTAGCACGATCTTGTAGACCTTGTAAAGCAGTACCTCTTGCCGCAAGCTGTTGAGCATTATCTTGTATCTTAGCTACCTCTGGATCTTGTAAAATATTTAATCTATTAGCGGCATCTAACGCAGCTTGTTGATTAGCTGAAGCTGCATTTAATCCTTGATTACCTTTATTGTAAGCTGCCATAGCACCAGCAGTACCTAAAGCTCCAATACCTAAATTTCCTAAAGTTTGTCCAGAAATTTTACCTATAGAATTTCCATAGGCTTTTTTTAACATGTCCATTGCTGAAGGGCTTTGTGGATTTTGTATTGCAGAGTTATCTTGCATTCTCATATCAGCATTACTAATTCCAGTAGAACTTGGTAATCTGGTTAAATCGTGCATTTGACTAGTTTGAGTTCCTAATATATTATCTAAAGTACCGGAGTGTATTCCTAGAGTATCTAGTATATTAGTGCCCATTCCCGGATCGTATTGAGCTGGAGCTGTTTGCTTTAAAATATCATTAATTGTAGAATCTGGCATTTTCATCTCAGCAGGAGCTTCGTCTGAAATAGTACTAGGAGTATTTGCTACCGTAGTATCTCCACCTGTAAAAGGATTGCCTAAAAAATCGTCCCAAGCCATATATTCTCCTCGTATTCCTATAAGTAGTTGTTAATTTTATAGTTACTTATTCATCAAAAAATGCTAAGTTATCTCCGCCTAATCCCTTAACCAGTAAATACACTTCTTTACCTGAGCTACAAGATACAAATCCTTGTTTTTCCATTGCTAATACCATCCCTTTTGTCGTGGTGTAATATTGCATATATTCAAAGCCTTGCTCTTTAGCTTGAGATACAATATACTCTAATAAATGTTCTAAAGCTTCTAGGCGACGAATAGAAGACTTATTTACTATTGTATATCCCATTAGTGCCATATTCGTATCTGTCTTTAAAAAACAGCTAAAAGCTATAGGTTCGTTTTCTCGGTATACAAAATAACTATTTTCTGGAATCATTTTGGAAGTAGGTGCTGCCCAATCCCATTCTGAAAACCATTTCATGAGTAATTCTAAATCTTGAGGACTATACTTTTTTATGTGCATTCATGTACACCTTTAATAGTCTATTTTTATTTTTCTGTGAGTTTAATTTTTCTAATCTTTCGTCTTCAGTATAATCTTGAGTATCGTCTATTTCAGAAATATCCGCCCAGACTTGGTGATCTTTAGTTATAACAATATGCTTTTCGTTAGCTATAGGAACTACAACATGACTTTTTAAATCTGTAGATTTTGCTTGTTTACTATCTCCTACACGAATCCATTTACCATCTTCAAAAACAGCATGAGTAGAGGATACTAAAACATCTCCATAATATACCATTTTGTCAGCTACAGATTCTCCTACTCCATTTACTTTTCCGCCATGAAGCATTTCATCTCCAACTTTTAAATCTTTAACTTTTTTTAAAGATCCGTCAGCCATAAATATTTCAGTTTCTGGATCAAAACATACCCATTTTAAAGCATTAACTACAGCATTTCCTACTTTACCTGCAGTGCTACCTAAAGAATGAATTACGTTACCAGCTAAGTCTACTGGATTTTTAACAAAAGTATCTATTAATCCTTGCCCTACACTTTTTGATAATTGTCCTAAACCTGTTCCGATATTTCCTCTAGTGATATTTTGTAATCCTTGCCCTGCACCTTTAAAAGAACGTACAACATTAGAAGCTGTATTACCCACACTATTTAATCCTATATTTCCTAAATCTGCTACTGCATTTAAATTTCCCGAAACTAATCCTGAAGCACCTTTTACAGCATCTCCAGCTACTCCCATTCTATTTAAAGTATTACTATTTTTTATACTAGTAAGTCCATTAGCTCCGGCCTGTAGAGTTTGTGGATTAACTATGTACGATAATCCTCCTGTAGCTCCAGCTAAGGCTGCCTGAGTAGCTGCTAACGCTGCAGCTTTCGCTGCTGCACTAGCTTTCTGTTCAGAGTTTCCTCCGCCTGAAAGTGACTTTAAAACATTTATAGCACCGCTTACTCCTCCCGGAATAGCTGATGCTGCTTGATCACCTATTAAATTTGTAACTTGATCTGCTGCAAAATTTTGAGCTTGATTTTGAGCTAAGCTAGAAGCTGCTTGCCCAACATTACCGCTTGCTAAACCATTTACTAATCCAGAAGTCATTCCAGAATCAGCTCCTGTATAATCAGAAATTAATCCTGACAAACTATTTGACACTTGCTGTTTTGCTAAATTTTGTATAGCTTGCTGAGGATTATTTATAGCTGATATACCTTGATTTAATAATCCGCCATCTATTCCTAAAGTATCTGCTACTTTATTTACAGCTTGATTTTGAACACTAGTAAAAGGATTAAATCCTGTAGCTTGCTGAATAGCATTTCCAGCTTGAGATTTTGTATCCTGAGCTTGCTGAATATATGGATTAGCTACAGCATTAGCTTGAGCTGCTACTGGTTTGTAAGCTGCCGTTGCTTGCTGATTAGCTTGTTGAAATACTGGCTGGGCAGCGTTATTAGCTGCTTTAGTAGCTTGTTGCTCTGCAAAACCTGCTACCATTTTTGGAACATCAGGTTTAGCCGAAGGTTTTTGATTTTGTGCTGCTTTTTTTATTTGTGCTTTTTGGACAGCATCATTTTGTTTCTGTACATTTTTTTCCATTTGTGACTGTTGGAATTTAGCAAAAGAACCTGAATTATTTTCAGCTTCTCCAGAATTAGTTTGTCCAAAATTATTTGCAAATTGATTTGAGAATTTATTTTGTCCGGAAAGTTTACTTCCAGACGCTAAGGCTCTACCTTCCAAATTAGGATTAATTACTGTATCTTCGTTTTTAGTAGTATTTGTAGTGCCGGTATCATTTATATCAAATTTTTTATCTGCCATTTGCTTTTTAGCAAAATCTGCAAATCCTCCAGAATTACCAAAGTTTTCTAAATCTCCAATTTCATTTTTGTATACTAAGTTTCCACTAGCATCAAATCCTTGGAATTTATTTCCTTTAGATTCTAAATCTGAAAATTGATCTTTATTAAAATTATCTTCATAACTGCCGTTTTGAGCTTGAGGATTAGAAGTTTTAAATAAATTTGTAGCATATTTAAATTGAGTTTTATCTAGAGATTTTATATCTCCATCTTGTTTTACAACTGGATTACCATCTTTATCAAATCCGTAAAAATTACCTTTAAGGGAATCATATAATTTTTGTTGAGATTCATTATCAGCTTTATCTTGATCTGACATAGCAGATTGGTTAGCTTGTTGAGCCTGAGCTTGTTGTATTTGACTATTTATATCATTTATTTTTTGTAATAAAGAAGAACTTTGAGTTTGTTGATTTTTTCTAGCTACTGTATCGCTAGGGTCAGAGTAAGTTTTATTATTTATAGCAGTATATTGCTGATTTAATATCGCTAATTGTTGTTGAAGTGAAGCTATATCTGCCATTTAACTAACCGCCAAAACATTTATTATAAATTTAGTACTAACTGGTAATCCAGCAATGTGCGTAATTATAGCATTGTTTTTATTTATTGTAAAGTTAATAAAAGGAGCACTAGTGGGAAATATTCCATTAGTATTTGTAGCCGAGGTTACAATAAATCCTTTAAATCCATTAACCTGAGAAAGAGGTAATATAACCTGATTTGTAGGTACACCAAATGCATCTACTATAACCTCAAAGGTTATATATTCATAGCTTAAAGTATTAGATAAAGCTTTACTAACCTCATCAAAAAATGGGTTAAGTGATCTTGCCAATCTTGCCATATCATCTTTAGCAGTAGAGGAAAAATCATTTACATTAATTTTTTTAGTTTGTAAATTCTTAGCCATTATTTATATGCCCTATCGCTATATTCGTTAAATGTAATTGCTATACCATACAAGGAATAAGTTTCCAAAGCACCGGTATGTTGAAATCTAGCACCTATAAATCTTGATCTTTGTTTTTTTCTTGGGATATACGTACGTAACGGAGCCTTGTCCCCAGCACCTCCCCATACAGCACCATCTCCGAAAACGAAATCGCCAAAATTACCGGCACTATTAAGGGAAAAATCAATATACTCAAAATCCGTTGATAAGTCACTATTAAATCCTAGTTTAGCCAGAAAAAAGCTTCTGTATTCAAAAACAGCTTGAGCTGTTGAGAATTGTTTAAAATTAATTGGATCTCCGCCATGTTGAGGAACATATTCTACTTCAGTAGCTATTGCTTTATAAAGTGTAATATCACCTTCTAAAAATGGCAAGGAATATTTTAAATAAATATCATTATTAGAAATATTTCTAGCTGTAATTATCCCTTCAAAATTAACACTTCCTGTTGATTTAGGATAGTTTGAAAAGAATACTGTAGGAGATTGATTTAATCTGTCTACTATTTTATTCCATTCAGTTTGAATTGTAACTACATTATTTGTTCCAGAAAATACGTAAGAAGTATTTCCCCAAGTATCTGTGAAACTACTTGTATCTCTGACATTTAATTCATTTACTAAAGATGTAATTCTTGATGCTAAGTTTTCTCCCGGCAATGGTGAAAAATCTGGATACATTGCGGAGTGACCTTCGGATAAAAATACGTCAATATCTAGCATTTTTAATAGTTGATTAAATCTAGCTATAGTGATATACTGAGTTTGAATTAAAACATCTCCGGCTTCCATTTGTGAAGCACCTGAAGGCTTAATTATATTCCCATTTGTAGAAAGTGTAGGCAAAGATACTAAAATCTCTCTATCTGCATAATCCATTCTGTCAAAATTCTTTCTTTCAATTTCTATTACGTTAGCATCTCCGCTACCAAAATATAAAGTATCATTATCATTATTTAAAACAGCACAAGTTTTAGAAATCTGCCAGCTAGTCCAGCATCCTGTTTCCACATTAAATCGGTATGCTATTTTAGCTACTGTATCATTTTTAGTTAATACTGTCCAAAGCATATAGCTTCTATCTGTTTCGTATGCTATTCCAAATCCTACTTCAGCTAAAACTGGAGAAGTAGTAATAAAAGGTAAAAGCTTATCTTGAATTGGTTTTGAAATTACATCTTTTCCAACTTCTGATACTTTTGCCACACCCTGCGTTCCATAATAATAAATTTCGTTATTTAAAACAGCTACACTATCTGGAACTTTTAATAATATTGTGTTATCAAAAAGACTTACTGTAAAATCACTAGAAGAAAATCCTGATAATCGAAATAGACCATCAGTTTTAAATATAAATAAAGATTCTCTGAGAGCTTTAATTCTTAAAATAGGAGCATCAGAACTACCTACTAAAATTACGTTTAGCAAAGGTACAGATTCCGGCTCGTCTTGTTTTGAAAAATAAATAGCATTTACAGATTGAGAACTTGAACTTTCAGATTTTGGATCTGCAGACAAATTTGGGTAAAATGCTGTAGCAATTGTTGTATCTGTAGTTGTTGTAATAAATGCAGTATCAACTAAAGTTTTACGTATTAAAAGAATTTTACCGGGACTATCATTTGTTCCGGAAATATATTGAGCGGTAACTATTGAATTAGGATTTTGATTAATTATTCTAACTAAAGATTGAGCTGTAGCCTGAACTGCAGAAGAATCTATTGGATCATCTGATAAAAATACTTCAAATAAAGAAGCATTTTCACCATCTCCATTTTGAGTAGTATTAAAAGTAAAATGAGTTTTATATGCAGAAATTGTAGAATCTGCTGTAGCGTCTGCATATCCATTATAAGTGTTAGCGACAGTTATAGTGCCTCCAACATTGTTTATAGTAAAATCATAAGGGGCTACTGCCTGAACTGCTAAAACAACTTTAGCAGCTACTGAAGCTGAAGTTATATCTGCTGATAAACTAGAAATATCTACTTTAATTCCTACTCTACCATAAGTTTCTGCTGTAACTGGTTCTACAGTAGAACCTGATTTGTCAAACCAAACAAAATATTTAGTTTCGTTATTAGCACTATTTAAAAAAAAGTAAGACTGATTTGTAATAAATCCGTAAGCATTTACTGCTATTGTGGAAACTTCTGCACTACCTACAAAAACATAAGTTTCAGTATTTGTACCATCTGAAATAATAAAATTAGATACTCCAGTGGTAAAATCTGTAACATCCTGCAAAGATATTTCTTTAAAATGTCTTAAACGAGTATTAGCATAAAATACGTGATTATTAAATAATTCTACATCTACTGCAAATGGAGGTTTAAAGTTAGCAGAGTTAATGCCTCCTCCTGAAATAGGATTGGTATATAATGGTGTTCCTCCGAGTCTAAAATCTTCAGACAGTCGGTCTACGTAAAATAATTTTTTAGCAGATAATTCTCCAGAAGTAGGATTACCTTCAAATACTAAATTGTATTCATCAGACAATTCTCCGTTTACGTCTTTTAATTCGCAACGAAATACTCTGAAAATAAAATCTGTATTTGTAACCTCGTAGGGTATAAATATTTCTAATTGTGCTGATGCGTTATTTTCTGTTGTAAAATTTTCTACTGTAACTGAGTTACTCGGAATACCTTCGATAAATAAATCATTTGTATCCTTGTATGCCCAAGTAATTTTATAAGCTGTTTTTTGATTACTAGGCACAAATCCCAATTCATCGTAAATTAAAAGAGCTTTAGCTCCTATAGATACTACTCCACCAGCTTCTTTAATGCTAGAAGTAGTAAAATCACTAGCACTTTTTGCAGATAACTTTTGCACTCCAATATCTGAAGTAAAATATAAGTTACCTTTAGTTTCTATTGATTTAATTCTTGTTATTGTATTGGGTTGATTAAAATTACCAGCAAAATCAGTAAAAGTACCAGAAGCGTTATCATAAGCTATTGTACTCCCAACATGTCTTAATATTCTTGATTTATATTTTAATAATTGTTTAGCCGGACTAGCCATTATTTCAGAATAATATTTTATACCTCTTCTAGGTTCTAAAATACCTTCTCTATTTATTACTGTATTATTTGCTTTAAGTAAACTACCTTCTGGAACAGAAGCTAGATTGTTAAAATATGTATATAACCCTTTCGGTGTTAATGTGAGAGTTTTTGACACTAGTCACTCCTTAAAAAATACCTCTAGAAAATCGACCACGGATATTTCTTAATACTCCACGGTTTACAATTTTATGAACAGCACCTTCTACTCTATCATCTAAAAGTACACCAGATTTACTTTCCATATCTTGTAATTTAGCATTAGCATTAGTTAACCCTTGAGTATCCCCAATTGCTTCTAAAACTCTACAAGCTACTCTTTGAGCTAGTACTGGATGTAATTCTGTAGGAATATTTGGTACGCAAGTTTCCCCAGCGACAGAGATACTATCTCCAACAATTAAATCTTTAGGAATGTCTGTAGGATTTAAAGTTATAGTTTTTGTAGCTAAGTTGATATCAGTAACAGATACATCAATTTTTATAATACTGTGAGGAGAACGTACTCTTATAAAGTCAAATTGTTGATCTGCACTGAAAGTACTTGGAACACTAGTTAAAACTAATTGTCCTGAAGTTCTATCTATAGATTTAATTGAGCCTACCATATTATCTTTTACTAAAGAATTTGGTCGCATATAGTAATAAAATACTAAAGATCCTACTACGCCTTGGTTATTATTTATTTCAGGGTATGGAATAATATCCGATCCCTTAACATAAAATTGTCTCATAAATCCAAATTGACGAGATAAACCTATGCCGATATATTTTTCGTCTAGATTTACTTGAGTCATTTCAAATTCATTAGATCCATCCCAATAGCTTACTTCATTTAATTTACTTCCTAAAGCTCTTTCAGGAATTGTATAGTTTGGTTTACCTGTTTCAAGAGGTACAATTTCACTATAAATTAAATAATTATCTTTCATCTGTAAAATAGTAGGTACTAATCCAATTAACATTTCTTCATTTAAAAATGAAATTAAATCGTCATCGGAAAATGCGATCTGAGCACTTGGGATCATACAACGCATTTTTATAGATGCTAATAATTTATTAGTAGTAAGAGATGCTTTTGAAGCATTGCCCATATAGTATCCTTTTAGTATCTATTTTAACAATTAATTTTTTTAGCTTTTAATTCTGCAAGTTGCTTTTCTAATTCAGCAATTTTTGAATCATCAGAATCGCCTTCCATAGATTCGTCTTCGCCTAATTCTTCTTCGGGAGATTCCAAAGATTCTTCATCAGAAGATTCTTCTAGAGGATTTTTAGAAACTATGCCTTTAGCCATTTCTAAACCTTTTTCTAATCCGGCTTTATTTGGAGCTGCTACAGAAACTTTTTTTAAGCCTCCTATATCTTCAGCCATTCCGCCTTTTAACATATCCATAATTCCTTGAACAACAGATTTTTTAGCATCTAAATGTTTTTGGTCTACTGGATTTTTTGATTGCTCTGCAGCTTTCTTTTTTAATAAGTCAATAAATTCTTTTTCCATACATTCTCCTACAAATGTTTCTATATATAGTTGTTATTTTAGCGGTTTATGGCTAAATCTTTTAAATAATTATCTATCTCTAAAGGGGTAGTATCATCCGTTACCCAATCTAATTTCAATGCTTTACCTACAAATTCAGAACAAATAAACTGACTATTGTCGTTTTTTGAAAATAATTTAATGCCAATTAGGAATTTTGTAGCTATGTTTAGTATTTGTTTATACGAATATGGCTTTCCTAATTGTTTTTTTACAAATTCAAAATCTACAGATTCGTCGGAAATCTCGTATTGGTGGATTATTTCATTTTCTACTAAAAAATTATCCATATGCATACAGTTTACAAATCCGTGAGAAGCTTGGTATACTAAATCGTCTTTAATAATTAAAACATGAGAAAAACTAGTATTTTGATAAAATTTTATTAAGGCTGCACCAATTTTAAATTTTTTAGGACTAGATGTTGCTATAATCATAAACCGTTCTCCTGTTCAAATAAATTAACTTTAAGGATAACGCTATCAAATATATCTGAATGGCTCGTATAAGCCAATTTAAGTTGTCCTAAAGCACTTCTAGCTGTACCTAGTGCTCCTGTTTCCAATAAAGCTCTAATTGGAGCTAAATTAGTTAGCATAGAAGTAACCTGACTAGAAGTTAAAGATAATATTTTATTTCTAGCTCCTAAAAGCTCTATACAATCATTAGATAAGGTTAATCCAAATTCTCTTTTCTTTTTTGCTAATATTCTTTCTGTAAATTCTGATTCAGATACAATTTCAAATTTTAATAAATTATTATCTTGGCAGAATTGAATAGCTTCTGCTTTATCTATGAATTCTATTTTACAATTTTCAAATATTAGTAAATATTTCATTATTACCTAATTGTCGTATATAATTTTTGTAAATCATAATAATCTACATCTATAGCTTTTGCTGCGGCATTTGTAGAGCCTGAATTCATTTTTACCATTGGAGCCATTACAATGGCAGTAGGTAAATTTGTATTAATAGTTCCTATATAAGTATTATTTAAATAAAAGTATGCTACTGTTCCTGCTGCATTTACTATAAAACTTGCTTTATACCAAGTACCTGCCACTACTTGTACTGTAGTATCTAATGTTGTAGTTGTAGCAGCATTAGATGAGAATGCAAAAATATTAGCTGCAGTAGCTGCGGTTCCTTGGTAAGAAAAGCCAATTGCATTTAAAGGATTTGTTCCCGGAGTTACGTTTGTAGCTGCGTTTAATAATCCTCCACAATAAGATAACTGATTTGCTGCAGTTCCACCGATTGCTGGAAAAGATATTCTCTGTTCACAAAAAGTTACACTATTATTTAATAATATTTGAGAAGCTGTCCCTAAGTTTAAAGCACCTGCTGTAGCATTACCTGTACCAGTATTTACTCTTATTACTCCATTAGATGCTCCTGCAGACACTTGATATGCTACTGTACCTGATGTTATTGTCCATCCTAAAGCACCAATTTGATTTGTTGTAGCAGATGCTGATACAAAATCATCATATAGTCTAAAACTACCATAATCTATACCATAAGTTCCAATATTCCAAATTCCAGCAACTGAAGTATTATCTACTAAAATAGCTTTTATCTCTTTTGTTGGAATTATAAAAGATTGAAAAGTTCCAGCAGCATCTTTTAAATTAACTAATGGATCTGATTTATTTACAAAATAAAAAGTATCTCCTAAAGTTAAAGTTGTAGCGTCTGGTAGAGTTACTACTTGTCCTCCTACAGTTCCTACAAATATTTTACCTTTATTACTTGCTGAAGTTAAAGCTAAAGTAGAAGCAGATACCGTTACAGAATCCCAAACTAAAGAACTTCCTCCTCCTGATGGAGTGGCTGGCGACCAAGTAGAACCGGTATAAGTCAATACTTGTCCTGTACTAGGTGCTGTAGCTGAAATTGCTACACCTTTAATTTTATCTACTGTAGATGCTCCTAAAGTTCCAGAAACATCTCCAGCTATAGTTTTAGCTGTATCTGCAGTGTTATTTACGTTACCTAAACCTACTGAAGTAGAATTTAAAGTTTGCCAAGATTTATCACCTCGCCAATATTGAGCTGTAGTACCTGCGGTGATACTAGCCTCTTTACTATTTAGAGCAGTTTGAGTAGCTGTAGAAATAGGTTTATTTAAATCACTTGTATTATCAACATTGCCTAAACCTACAGATGTTTTATCTAAAGTTTGGAATGTTTTATCTCCTCTATAGTATTGAGAAGTAGTTCCAGCCGTAATTGTAGGTTCTTTTGCATTTAACTGAGTTTGTATCGCTGATGTTACTCCTGATACATTAGCTAATTCTGCAGAAGTTACTGTAGATATAGCTACTTTACCAGAAGCATCAGATACTAAAGCTCTAGATACTGTTAAATTAGAACTAGTAATTGTTGTTGCAGCTCCAGTTATTGCATCTTGTTTTCCGTTCCACGTAGTTTTTTCTGTATCTGTTACGAATCTGTGGTTTGCATCTTGAGTAATATTTGCTGGATTAGTAGTATCTATATTTACAACATTTCCTAAACCGACATCTGATTTTGTAATTCCTGTAGGAGTAGTGATACTAGGGGAGCTTAGTGTAGCTCCTGATGCTCTAACAAAATTACCAGTACCTGTGCCGGTATATTCTGTTTGAGTAAGGTGATATTGTTGTCCAGTAGTACCCCCTTGTAATCCTCCCAAGTCATTATGAGCTAGGATTAGTGGAGTTTCTACATAAGAATAATGAGTAGTACCTGAATGTACAAAAGATAAAGTTACTGGAGTTGAGGTAGAATGGCTAGCATATAATTTAAATACTAGTCTATCAGTAGCTGCTACTGTAAATGTAGGTTGAGCTGTAGTTAGTGTATATTTACTTACAGCAGTATTAGTTATATTTACACTAGGAGTAGTAAATAATAAAGTTTCTACTCCAGCAGTAGTTCTAGAGTAAACAGAAAGATTTATAGAGGTAGTACCAGAAAGGGAACTAACGTATGAATAAATATTAAAATTCCAAATACCGGCATCAACTGTAGTTTTATGAAAAGGAACGTCTGAAATATAAGGATCAACTAATATAGGGCTAGTAGTGCTATCTACAGATACAGATTCTATAACTTCTGCGACATTATCTGGAGTTTTTTGCATATAGTCGTATCCAGAAACATCAGAGGCAGTAGCTGTAAAGAAATAGGCTACTCCGGCTCCGGCTCCAGTTACTGCTCCAGCTCCGTTAATCCAAGCTACACCGTTCCATTTTAAAACTTCATCTAATTGCGGAGAAGATACCGAAAAATCTGTTAAATAACTTGTATCTATTGTATGAAATGTTTTATCACCTCTAAAAAATTGAGAAGTGGTTCCTGAAGTTATACTATTTTCTTTTCCATTTAATGCTGTTTGAGTAGCAGTGCTAATTGGTTTATTTAAATCAGAAGTATTATCTACGTTTGCTAAACCTACAGCAGTTTTATCTAATGTCTGCCAAGATTTATCACCTCTCCAATATTGAGCTGTAGTACCAGTAGCTATTGGAGCTTCTTTGCTATTCCAAGTAGTTTTTTCTGTATCTGTTACGAATCTGTGGTTTGCATCTTGAGTAATATTAGAGGCTACTGTAGCATCTACATTAGGTACATTTCCTAATCCTACTGCAGCTTTATCTAAAGTTTGAAATGTTTTATCACCACGAAAATACTGAGAAGTAGTTCCGGATGTGATTGTCGGCTCTTTACTATTTAAAGCAGTTTGGGTAGCCGTGCTTATAGGTTTATTTAAGTCAGAAGTATTGTCAGCATTTCCTAAACCTACTTGAGATTTAGTTACTGAGTGAGGATTGCTTGTATTTGCAATATGAGTATCAATTTGAGTATGTGAATTTGTTCCAATATTTTGTAATAGAGAATGATCAATACCTGTAGCATCTACATCATATGTAATTGTGTTAGCTGGATCGTTATAAGTAGCTACTACTGTAGTAGAGTTTGCGGTCATTGCTCCTACAATATCTTGTACATTTTCTGTAGTAAGAGTAGTTCCGGGAGTAGCGTAAGTTGTAACTGTACCGGCATCATCTACAGTTTCTATAGCATTTGTAGTGCTGCTAATATAAATTGAAACTTCTCCTGCATCAGGAAGTAAAGTTGGAGTCGCTTGTTTTTTAACTACTATATCAGACATAATTGACCTCTTATAATTAAAGTTCCCTCTACTCTAATTCTTCGTTTAACTATCATTTGTTGATTAATTGGTATTGTAACTGTGGTACTAGCTGGTACATTATTATATGAGAAATTGTCAGAGTCTCCAGTTCCAGTAAACCCTATATGAGTAAGAGCATTTGATAAATCATATTCAGTAGGAATATCTAATTCCACTCCGTCTACTTCTAATACTGCTACTTTAATTGTTCCCATTTTTATCCTTTAAAAGAAGCCTCGTATTTCTACGAGGCCCTTACTTACCCCCCGAAAAGAGTAAGGTGATTAAGCGTTCTTTTTAACGTGAGATACATTTAAGATCAAATCTGTTGCATTTTTAGCTTCACCAGCTAACCATACGTTGTTACCAGATCCACTTGGAATAGAAGTTGATAAAGCACTTCCTGTCCAGTAATATTTTGCACCTGCAGTAGCACTAGTTAAAACACCAGCACAAATAGATTCAACTGCTTTTACGTAAACAATTTGACCTACAGTAACTGCATTCATTGCTATACCTATAGCTTGAGTGTTGTTAGCTAAAGTTGAGTATACAGATACAGTATCGTTTGCTGACATATAAACTAATTGACCTTTAGCAATTGTTCCACCAGCAGTATAAGGTTGACCTACACTTGCAGCAGCAGCAGCTAATTGTTGTAAAGCAGCTTCTACGTTATCAGTAGAAAAAAAAGATCCAGCATCTGCAATTGGCATATCAACAGCAGAAACTTGTCCTGCTCCTGTACCAAAATCAATCATAGTATCTTTAATACCTAAAGCTTTTACTCGTAAAGTATCAACATTTATTTCGATAGAAGAAGCATCTACATTTACTGATAGTACTCCTGAAGAAAATCCTAATCCAGCTCCGGCAGCAGAAGAGTCAATTTGAATATCATTACCTACTTTTACTAATCCAGTAGACGCCGTAATAGAATCAGCAGCATTAAAGAATACAAAGTTAATTGCATCTGTACCAATTGTTACTACTGTACCTTGTTGTACAAAAGCTTTACCAGCGTTAGAACCTAATTGAACAGCAGTATACGCACCATTGATTTCGTCAATTGGAGTAATAGCATCAAAATCAGTAGCTCTAACTGGAGCACCTGAAGCTTGAACGATATAGATACCATTTTCAGCAGGAGCAACTTGATCCTTAATTAAAATACGCACTCCAGCTACTAAAGTTACAGTATCTACTACTTGACCAGCAGCAAAAGACGTAGCTAAAGTTCCAGCTACTACAGTAGCAACAGAAACAGCAGCTTTTGGCTTAAGACCTTGTTGGTAAGATTGTAAAGTTTGTAAATTAACAGCATCTGTACCTGTAGATGGATCTGCTAAGTTAGTTAACTTAAATCCGCCCATAGATTGAGCACCTGTAAATGCTCTAGTACCATCAGCTTTAGTATAGATAGTGTGGTCATCATCACCTAATCCAGCTAAAGTTCCGTGATCTAATGCAGCGTTTAAAACTGAAGTATTAATCAATGAATTGATATACCCAGCAGCATCAGTTTGAACAGGTTTTGAAGCATCAGCTACTCCAGCAGAAGATGAAATAAATTCATTTTCTCTGAAATAACGAGCATCATGAATGTGTTCGTCTGCAGCATCAGCACCATCAACTAAGTGACCTAACTTTGTATCAGTTAGTTCTTTTGTTGCAGTTTTAAATGATGCAAGTTGTAGAGAGTCCGTTGCAGCCGAGGCTTCTTGATCGAAACCGTCTGCGTTTTTGTAAATTACCTTAATATCAGCCATTCTTTCCTCCTATTAGTAGTGTATAGCTACAATACTAGTTGTTAATCTATAATTTCTCCAGTATTGGGATTGTAACTGAATTTATCACTTTCTAGCTCGTGATTTTTCATAATATCTCCCATAGCCGCAGTATATAAAGCCTTTTCCTGCGAGTATTTATGGTGACATTCTCCCACTACTCTTTTTTGTCTTTCTATTTGAGCTTCCATAAGCTTGTATTCTAAAATCATATTCTTAAGTAACTGTTCTTCTACTGCCATTTTTAATTTAGCATTTTCTATAGTTAAAGGCATAGTTTCTACTTTTAGCCTTTCGTCTATTGTTAAAACTTTACTTACTGGTTCTTCTTGTACTTCTTGCTGTCTTTTACTTACTTTTGCCATAAAATCTCCTTATTAAATGAATACTGGTCTTAGTGGATTAATAAATACTTCTCCATTTCCGTAAGATCTACCTACTACTGTAGTTGAAGATGCGGCTGGAGTATTAGGTTTTGTGTCAGTAGTAGCTCCGGCAGTATCTAAAAATATAGTAGAATTTAAAGGAAATACATTAAATGCTGGATCGTTAATTATTCCCATAATTAAAACATCTACTAAATTTCCTGCTGTAACATTATTTAAAGCCATACCAACTACAAATGCATCGTCAGGAGTAGTATTATTATTAGCTAATTTTACTTCTCCTATTGCATTATAAGATAGTACATCTGTTCTAACTATATCTTCAGCCGCTATTCTCTGAATAACTAAATACGTAGAGCTATCGGCTGTAATAGCATCTGTAAAATCTAAAGTGCCTGTAAATGGATTCCATCTATAAGCCATTTATATTTTCCTAACTCTAGTTAATACTCTTTTTGTAGCATCTGAGTATGTTATTTCTATTGTTGTAGCTAAAGTTGAAGTTAAATAATAAGCATATTGCTCTGTTGTAGAAGTAGGATATACTACTTGTATTTCATCAAATTGAATATTAGATAACAGGGAACCTTGCATTTTTGTATCAATACTCTGCAAGGAATTATTTCCTGTTACTTGGTTAGCCGATGTAGCCAAAGCTCCAGCACCGCTTAGTACTGCTGTAACACTATCTTGACTACTATTTAAATTTCTAATATTCTGAGTGTTTGCTGGCTCAGTTTTTTGTTCTAATTCTGTTAGTATAGTATCTTGTTTAGCTAAAATATTATTTAATTGTCCAATTTGAATAGACTGATTAAATGCAGAGGCATCTCCTCCCCCAGAAGTTCCCCCGGAGGCTACGTGAAATCCACTACCAATAATTTCTACATAAGTAGAATTTGAAGAGTATGTAGTACAAGTAATTTCTAGAAAATCAAATAGAGAAATATCAAAAACTACTTCTTGACTACCTACTATTGTTCCTATTAATCCAAAAGAATCTTTGCCTTGTATCTTTCCTCTAATTTGAAATATGTTTGTAGATGCAGCATTTATTACCTCAAATTTAGCTTGAGTGTCTTCATCAATATCAAATATCCCCAGATTTTTCACTGAGGATACGTATTGATTTATGCCGAATTTACCTGAAGAAGAAGCCATTTTAACCCTTAATAATTCCTATAAGTAGTTGTTAAAGGTAGGTTTTACCCTACCCTAATGGCTTAAATATTGGTAACTGTAGCTCTGAATTTAATTGTGTTAGATACAAATCCAGCAGAGTTAGCTGAAGTATATTGTACTTGTCCACCTGAAGTTATACTAAACACTACTCCAGAATCATCTCCTACGCCATTTACAGACATTACAAATCCTGTACCTGTTTGTATACCCATTAGTTCGAAAGTCTCGTATAAGCTTGCTGTAGCGTTTATAGCAACACTTACTTGAGCTTTAAAGCTTCTAACTACTGAACTAGAAAAAGCTAGACCAGTTACATTTGCCACAGAAGTTACGTTATTAGATGCTGAAAAAGAAGTGTGAGAAATATCCCCTAAAGTAGAAGAAGATCCAATTAAAGAATCGGCATAAGCTTTAACAGCTTTTGCTGAAGGTAAAGTATCATCACTAGCAGATACGGAACTTAAATCTGTATCTAATACTCCAGAAGCTAACATAGCTACTGTTAAATTAGAAATTGTATTACTAGAAGCATCAATTGTTTTGTTAGTTAAAGTAGCTGTAGCACTATTTTTTGTAGCATCAGAAGTATTGTCAACATTTCCTAACGAAACATCAGATTTAGTAAGAGTTACTACTCCGGTTTGTCCGTTTACCGAAACTACAGTATTAGAATTAATTGACTTTTCCCAAATTGAACCAGAATAAACTGCCCAATCACCTACTGCAAAAGATATTGCACCTGCACCAAAATTATAAGATCCGGCTACACTTGCTAAATAAACCATACCAGCATTAGCAGCAGAATCTCCATTTAAAAGTGGAGTAGCTGGAGTAGCTGAAGCATCAAAAGTTCCTTCATAAGTCATTACTGAGTTTGGAAGTTGAGAAGCTGGAACTTTACCTCCAGCATCTAGAGTAGCTACACCTGAATTAGCACCTTTTTCAGAAGTGTTAATTTTTAATGCTAAAGCGTCAAATACAGCGTTTTGAGAAGGAGCTACATCTGTAACTGCATCTGCGATACTATCTGCTACTGCAGCAGATTTTGCGGCTGAAGAAAAGTCAGAAATTGTAGCTGCTAATTGAGTACCAGTATGGTTAGCTCTATTAGTAGCGTCTACATTTGGTACATTTCCTAATCCAACTTGTGCTTTTGTAACACTATGGGGATTAGAAGTATTACTTGTATGCGAAGTTAAATCACTTGCATTAGCTTTATTTCCAATTTGAGTTTGAATTGCACTGGTAACTCCGGATAAATATCCAAGTTCAGTGTTAGATACTGCAGAAGATTCAACTTCTCCAGAAGCACTAATTTGTAATGCTTTACTTGCCGTTTCTGCTGGGAGTTTTAACTTCCCTGTAATTTTAAATGGTGCTGTCATAGTTTTCTCCTTATTCTATTATTATTTTTCCTACAAACCGAGTATCGGGCGTAATCACTGCATAAATTGTTATATTATTACTTGTATCAATATTTACTGGAGCAATTAATAAATCAAAACTACTTCCATTATTTTCGTAACAATTTACTACAGGATTTGCTATAGCATGTGTACTAAATGGAATAGTTAAGACATATTCTCCAGAAAATGTAGCCCAATCTGTTAAAGTAATAGTTTTAACATATTTTGTAGCTAAGCTAGAGCCTCCTCCGCCTACAGATCTAATATCTATAATATTTGGAGAAATGCTAGAAATAATTACACTACTATCACTAGAAATTAATTCTAAAGTATCTAATCCTGTTAAATCTCCGTCAGGAGTAGTTATAGTATGTACTCCAGAAGTTAATTGAAATCCGCTACCAACTAATTCAACTAATCCGCCTATTGCTGAGAATACTGTACATTCTAATCTGACAAAATCATACATACTAACAGTAAAATCTTTTTGACCAGATCCAGTTAGAGTATCAACTATTGTCCAAGTATCCTGACCAGCAATTCTTCCGTATAAAACTATAGTATTACTCGGAGCTGCTCGATTAGTAATTAATCTTATTTTTGTATCATCCGTAATGTCAATTTCGGGAGCAAATACACTTGCACCTTGTAGGTATTCTTTAATACCAAATTTATTTGACATTTTATTCCTTTTTTATTTTACTCTTCTAGAAATTTTATAAACTAACACTTCTAAACTATCAGCTTGCCCAGCTAATAAATTTTGTGTACCTACTGATACTGAAGGATCTTTACAAGCTTGATCTAACATTGTTAAAGTAGCTTGTAATTGTTTTAGAATTTCCATATAAAATTCTTTATTTTCCGAAACACCTTTAGTTTTTAATTGAGATAAAATCTCTGTAGCTTTTTGATTAATTAACATTAAATCTACATGTTCTTCGCCATTTAATCCAATATGTCTTTCAATTAATTGATCGTAAAAATCTTCTGCTTGTCCGTAAACTTCAGCAAAAAATGCATGGTCGGGGAAGAATGCTACTTTAGCAGCTAAATGGTGAGCTTGTACAGCAAAAAGGTATAAAGCACGATAATGAACAGCAATTTGTAACAACATAAAAAGCTCCTATATTTTAGCTCTAAGTACTGCTATTTGATTATCTATTGATACTATAAAACTATTATCTCCAGAAATTACAGCTTCTCTTACTCTTCTTGGAGTAATACTAGCTTCTAATTCTGCTATTTCTTTTTGTATAGCTTCTTTAGAATTTTTTAATTCTACTACAGCTACAAAGTCAAATAATTCATCTCTAGTTGGACATGGAATATTCGTAAATCTCCAATCCTGAATTTGTCCATTTACAATATTTATAGAATCATTTTCTGTATCTCTCAATGCAGATTTATCTTTTAAATATTCTTCAATTAATATTGCTATATCAATTTCTTTTATACAGATATTTTTGTGAGCATTTAAAATTTCTTCTGTAGAAGGAAATACTTCAAAATAAGTTTCTGTTGCCTGAATAGTTTCGTCGTATGCTGGTAAAGCAGATTCAATTACAGTCTCTCCATTCATTCTAGCCGGTACTGCATCGTGATGAATTACTTGATCCACAATTCTAGTCTTAGCTATTTTGTCAAATCCTGTAGAAGTGATTACAAAATCTACTCCTTCTTTTAATCCAAATTGTTCTAATATTTTTTTATAGTTCATTTTCTATCCTTTGCTGTGTTATGTACTTGTAACACTATTTAATTTTTTCTATTAAGAACGATGTATAAATTTCATTTTCCCCATCAGTAAATGCAGCACCTCTACCGTTTGTCTGTGCCCCTATATCTTGTAATTCAAATATACAAGTTTGAGTTATAGTAAATATTCCATCAATTGTAGAAGTATTTGCATCTGCTATTGCTGATACTCTACCTAATTTTAAACCTACTGCTGAAGTAGTTCCTGTAGTTATATTTCTAAGTCTTGAACTTAAAGAAGATGCACCTGCTGAACCTGTATAAAAAGAAACTCCTCCACTAATAGAATAAGTTCCTGCTGCTAATTGAACTTGAGTATTAGTACCGTTTGTTCCTGTAAATGCTGAAGAGTTTTGTACAATTCCAAAAGGGTCTATTAAAGTATTTATTGGTCTAGCTGAAAAAGATGATAATGTATTTCCACCATTTGTACCTGAAGTATATTGAGTAGAAATATGTGCAATCTTTGGCATTAAATTAGGTAACGAAACTAAACTAGGTGATTTTGAAGCATTGATTACGAAGTAACCTGAAGTGTAAGAACTTGCTGCAGCATCTTGTCCAATATACCTTACTGTGCTAGTTAAAAATGGAGAACCTGCATCAATTGTTAATACTCCAGTTACTTCATTATACATAACCCGTGTACCAATTTCAGTGTTTGTGCTGAATATTGACCAATCTGTACTTATAGTTGTACTTTTTGCTAAAGCAGCATAAGCATTTACTTGATAAGATTTTAATCCAATTCCAATAAATATATCTGCCCTAGCTGGTAAAGCTGAAGTTGATGCGGTATTATATGGTCTTGAAAAGATCTGAATACCGTTTGTATTCATAGAACTTGTAGTTTGAGTAGGTGCCGTATTAGCTATGACAGCACTAACACTGTTAGCAGCATAAGTATAAGTATTAAAAGTCCCTATAGCATCCGAAGTAGTGATAGCAGTACTCTTAAATACAAAACTCATTGTATCTGAACTTACTTGTTGAGTTGGAGAGGCTGTAGCTCCGTTGTCGGCTGTGGCTAGGATATTTACTTGTGTAAAACCAGTTAAATTAGTGCTAGACCTTTGTAATCTTATTACATCGTTAGCTGTTAATCTTATTGTAGTAGATGCACCAATAAAATAAATATTAGATGTATCTTCTACTGCCATTATTCCATTAGGTACTCCAGTAGTAAGAGTTGTTGAGTTTTTTGTTACATAATAAGTAGTAGTACCTGAAGCAGTAGCATTTGCACTTAATGTAAATGCACAATCTTTTAATGCTTTAAAGCTAGTACCATTCACAGAATCACTAATGACTTGAATTACTCCAACATTTGTATTCTTGGTTATGTTTAAAACTGGTACACCTGTATTTGTAGAACCAAAAGTTGATGTAGCTGTTAATGCTTCAATCGCTTCTGTATCAGTAGTCTTCATATTCACAAAAGGGGTTACGTCTACTGAGGTTAAATTAGGTTTACCGACTTTTGAGATAGTGAATTTAGCTTCAAATGTTCCATCTGAACCTGTAGATGTTCCGTTAGAGTGTGCTCTTATTACATCTCCTGCTTGTAAGTATCCTTGCCAAGAAACTGTATTCGAGTATGATGAGTTCTCCGAGTGAGAGTTAGATAAAACTTCAGAAGGATTGGCTAGTAAAAATATATTTACAGTTGGTTGAGTTGTATTTTTTGTAATACCGAACTCAGAAACTGTGGAAAAAAGATCTGAGTATGATATACCATAAGTTCCACTTGTATTTACAGTAAAATACCCACCTAAAGCAGCATCATCAGTATAAGTAATATCTCCACCAATATTTTGAACAGTATTAGAAAATCTTCTAATTTTTGTATTAGTACTCCCATACCCATTTGCAGTACGTAGTTGAACACAAGAATCCGACTGACTCCACTGAGGTAAAACATTAGAGAAATTTGCTGCAATTGACGTTTCTGTGAGTGAGAGATTAAATTGATTTGTCCCTACCGAAACTATAGTAGTATTTCCAGATATTCTTATTTTATCTCCTATATTTACATACCCACTCCACGACAGAGTCTTAACTCTCGAAGCCACGTTACTTGATACCGACATAGCCTCGCTAGCTAGTGGATCTGTAGTAAGCACTTGCATATTTTTAGTAATAAAGAATGTACCGTCAGCAGAATTTACGGAAGCATTTACCGATAAACTCCCTGCTTTATTTACCGTAACCACTGTACCGTTAGCGGCACTATTTACTACACTCCACGCATCCCCTTGAGTAATAGTTTGTGTGTCAAACTTTACCGTGTAGGTATCTGTACTCCCTCTAGCACTAGCACCTTCAAATCTCAATTGATGAGTTGGGATAGTGATTTTAGAATCAGAAGATACGTTAAGTTGTTTTAGTGAACCCTGTTTAGAGATACTAAATTTAGCTTCTAAAGTACCGTTTGTTCCTGCCGGAGAACCATTTGTATGACATCTTATAACATCATTTACATATAAATATCTTGTAGTTTGTGCTGTGCTGAATAAGTTAGCAGCGGAGCCGACACCAATTGCAATTAATTCTGAAGCATTTGTTAGTGAATCCACGTTTGTAGTTGGTTGGGTAGTATTTAAAGTAATACCAACATATGGAGCAGTGTTTACTGCTTCTACAAACATCATTGAGTACATACCCTCTTCTTTAATTACAAAAGAAGCTCCTAAAGCAGCATCATCAATATACTGAATTGAACTTCCTAAATTTTGATGTATATTTGAAAATCTTCTAATTTTAGTATTAGTTGAGCCGTATCCATTAGCAGTTCTTACTGCAATAATACTATCAGGAGTCTGAACTAATTGAGCTGTAGTAAGAGGGATTGTAGTAGTTGTAGAAGTAGAAGCTGTTAGTCCTGCAATTGGTACTGAAGCAAAGAAAGAAAAAGTCATACCAGAAGTAGCAAAAACCGAGCCTGTTACTTTTGTCAATCCAGCATTTGAGCCGTTTTGAATACCAAATGTCATATATGTAACAGATGGCTCAATTAAAGTTTCCCAAACTGACCCAGAAGCAGTTAATGATGTCATGTGACCAATCATAGATATACTAGGAATTATAGAACTACTTGCACTTGTAGCTGAATTTGGTAAAGATATTCTAGCCTCTACAGCAGTAGTAGTCCCAGAAACAAACTTACCTCTAATCTCGTAATTTTCCCCAACTTGTCTCCATTCAAATTCTACAGCAGATGGTGTACCAAATCCTGTAAATGTTGGAGTATAGCTAGTCCAAGAAGTACTGTTAAAAGTATTCGTTGTAATACTTGTACTAGTTAAAGCTGTGGCTGTTAATTGTACTACAATGTCATCTAAATATGATTCTGTATTGGCTTCAACTACTGAAGAAATTGTATAAGACAAACTTAAGCAATTGGCTGGTACATCAAAACTAAATGATTTTCTATTTACTAAATCTGAAATTCTAATACCTGTAGATACACCTGTAGCAGCTTGAGATAGAGTAGCTGTTAAAGTAGAAGTATTTAAAGCTGTAATTGTTGTACCAACTGGAATAGCACTACCTGTAATTACCATACCTACTTTAAGTGTATTAAATGCACTTGTAGTCATTCCTGTAAGAGAGGTAGAAGCATTAGCAGTAGTAGCTGTTAAAGCTTGAGAGTTAGTAGCTATAGCTTGAGATGCTTTTAAAGTAGTAGAATTAGTTTCATCTGTAATTAATATATTTAAATTACCTGAAGTAGCAGTTGATACTACATCTAAATTTAATGTTAAGTTTTTACCTCTAAACTTTTTATCTACTGCAATTACTTTTTTGAATGATTTAATTGAAGTAGAGTGTTGTAGTCTAAATGATTTTGTACCATGAAGTACTATTGGAGTATCTAATATTTCTAAGCCAGTTTGAGTATAATCTGTTAAAGAAGAGTTATCGGCTATATCTGAATTTAGTATACTAACATCAGAAATACCTCCAGCTCCACCTACTGCTGATAATAAATTATTTTTAATTACAAAAGTTTCTTGAGTATCTGTAGCAAAAACCATCTGACCGTCAGTAGCAGTTAATGCATAAGTAGTTAAATTAGACTTAGTATCTTTTTTTAAGTCTAGTCTAATTGGAGATTGTATACTAGCCCCTGTAATAGTTTTATTTGTAAGGGTAGCTGTAGCACTATTTTTTGTAGCATCTGAGGTGTTATCTACGTTTCCTAATCCTACCATAGTTTTATCGATACCAGATACAGTACCAGTAAAAGTTGGAGAGGATATATTAGCTTTTAAATTTAAAGCAGTTTGAGTAGCTGTAGATACCGGTTTATTTACATCAGAAGTATTGTCAACATTACTTAAGCCGACATCAGATTTTGTAATTCCTGTAGGTGTGTTAATTACAGGAGAAGTTAAAGTTTTATTTGTAAGAGTTTGTGTATCTGTAGTTCCTACTACATCACCTATTACTCCATGCACTCCAGAATTAGCATTTATGTGAGCATAAGCATCAGTTATAGTACTTGATAAATCAGCAGCAATTACTTCTATAGCAGCTTGAACATTTGTAGCTCCTAATACAGTAACAGTATCATCGTAAATTATTTCAGAGGCTTCATCTTTAGATTGAATTCTTGTATCAACATAACTTTTTACTGCTTTAGCAGACGGAAGTGTGTCGTCAGAAGCGGATACAGAAGTAAGGTCAGTATCTAATACTCCTGATGCTAGCATTGGAACAGTAATATTACTTACAGTATTATTTGCTGCATCTATATTTTTATTAGTTAAAGTTTGAGCTTGATCTGCTGTAATTATTTCTCTTACTGCACCATTTAAATATGCTTTTAAAAGATGAGAAGTAGAGTTTACAAATAATGCACCTTCTATATTATCTGAAATATCTGTAGTATTTCCTCTTAATTCTATACCTTTTACAAAATAACGTAAATTGCTTGTTGACATTTTATTTTCTCCGAATAATTAAGAATTAAGTATACCAATGCCTCTAAATTTAATTAATCCAGAATATAGTCCGGAAGTTAAATTAGAAGATTTATATTGTACTTGCCCTTGTAATGTTATATCAAATGTTACTCCAGAATTACCTATACCGTCTTGTTGCAGTATCCATCCTGTACTTGTACGCAATCCTACTAATACAAATTCTTCTGCTAATTCAATAGCACCTGAAGTACGATAAATATTTCCACGTACTGCAAAAGATCTAACTATAGTTGGATTAAATTTAAAATCAGGAATATCTGTAAGTGTTGTAACATTGTTTGCAATAATAGCTGCAGTTTCGAGAATGTCTGAAGTACCTTTTAGGGAATTAAGTACTTTAGTAACTTCGGCAGCCCATCCAGTAGCATTCTCTCCCCAAGGCGGATTTTCACCATTCTCTGGATAGTCGAATGGAATATTATTTACTGTTAGTGTTATAGCCAAAATACACCTCTCAAAAGGAAATTCTCTATAAGTAGTTGTTAAAACTCCGAATTAGAGATGTATTTTAGATGAAAATAGATTATTCTGGTAACTTATTGGATTTTTTAATGTTATCTACTGCCCACATAGGTTTTAAATTACTGTAATGACAAAGCTTATATATTTCTTCTACTGTTTTTGCTGAATCTAGCGGTACATGGTGATCGATATGAATATTTCCAGCATATACTTCCTCCCAAGACATATTTCCAGTAAATTGATTCTCTATATGTTGTCTAAATTCTCCTTCTGAACACCCTATATACTCTACAAATTTACGTTTTGCAGTCCATCCTTTTTTTCTTAATGCGTCATGAGTTCTACATCTACATCTTCTTTTTAAAACAAAAATAGAATCTGATTTATATCTTTCTTTTTGTCTTCTATTTGCATTTTTAAATATTTTTTCCTTATTATTTTTATAATAAGTAATTACTTTTTCTTTAATAATTTCTTTATTTTTAATATACCTTATTTTTGATTTTATTACTCTGCAAGATTTACATTCTGCAAAAAGTCCATTACTATTATTTTTATCTTTGTGAAAATTATCAAAAGGTAGCCAATTAGTACATAGACAACATCTTTTAGTATTGTTTTCTAAATTTACTACTACCTCTCTGGGTTTGCATCCACTTAATCTACGTTTTTCTGATTTTCTGCAGTCATTACATTGATGATGCGGAATTCTTTTTCCAGATTGAGTTTTTACTGAAAGATATTCTATTAATGATTTTTCTATTTTACAAAGATTACAAATTTTCATATTACTCCTAACAGTATTCTACTAGTAGTTGTTAAATAAGTCAAGCTTTTGTAGTTATTTTGGTATAAATAAAATGAAAAAAAAAGGGAGCCTGACGGCTCCCAAAACTTAAAGAACTTAAGTTAGCAAAGTTTATGGATGTGTAATTCCGCTAAGTAATAGTGTTCTACCTATTGCTTTAGAGAACAAAGCTTGATTAGAATAACATCTTAACTCATATCCAGCATTGTTTGGAGCGATAGTTAAGAAATTATCTGGTAATCCCGGAAGAGAGAAAGTTACATCAGTAGCACCGATTCTTAAGAAATCTTCAGTAGCTATAACGTAAGCATATCCTTCTTTACAGTAAATAGAAGAATGAATTTCGATTTTTCCAGCTTGGTGGAAGAATTCGATAGCCATAGTTCCATTTTCTAATTTCTTAGTTGAATAAGAAGAATCGAAACGTCTTAAAGCAGCTTGATCTTTCATTAAAGAAGCCCAAGTTTTTGGGTTAACGATACAGATAGTATCTGACTCTAAACCTTTTTCTACTGGACGAGACATTTTTTTAATAAGTACTTCAAAAGTAAGTTCTCCACCTACGTTTTCTACGTTACCTTTCCACAATTCGTATTGAGCAGCATTAATATCGAAAAGTGTGCTTGTATTAGATAAGATTTTATGTAATCCAGCAGCTTCTTTTCCGTTAGCTCCGGCAGGAAGAATAACGTCAAGATCTTGAACAGCAGCAGAAGAAGTTGTAAAAACTACTCTTTTGTTATCAAAATCAATAGAAGAAATTACGAATACACCACGAGATGTAGCAAAAGTTGGATCGAAAATTTCAACTTTCATATCTTTAGCTCCAGAGAAAACTCCCGGTGCCCATTCAGCAGCTACGATATCGATTTGTGAACTAGTTACTGAACCAGCTTTTACAACACCAATATTAGTTTGACCGTACATTAAAGAAACTTCAAGTTTCTTTGACATAGATTCCGCCATTGCTTGAACGATATATTTAGTAGCGTTTTCGAAAGCTCTTTGTCCTTTTGCTGGAGCTGATGCCAATAGATCGTAAGCGATTACTGATCTAAGTAACATTTGAGCACCTTTTACTCTTGCATGTTTAGTTACAGAAGAGATAGCGTCATTAAGAGCGAAAGCTCCATCATCAGCGTCTGCATAAGTAACACCGTGCTCTAATTGAAGAGCTAATGGTTGGTTGTAATAGTTACCCGGCATTTTTTCTCTTGCACCGAATTTAATTAAACCTTGAAGTTTAGATTGAATAGGTATCATGTTTGATACATTGTCTGCGTACGTTTCTTTTACTAGACCGTTAAGCGTATCTAGGTTTGCTGCACCTGCTGGTAAAGCCATGTGAAATTCTCCTGTTAAATTGTTGTTGACAAAAAATTAATTTTGCTATAAACTATTTCAACATTCAGTTGGTTTCAGGGCTAATGCTTGCTGAAACGCCTAGTTCTACTCGGTTTAGTAGCAGCAGAGTTATTCTGCTCTATAAATAGTTGTTAAAATTATTCAATTTTAGTGTTAAAATCCTGTAATTACTCAAATAAAATAAAAAAAGGGAGCCTAAGCTCCCAATATTATTACATATTGTAATTTGTGATACTAGAAATGATCATCCCCTAAAGATTTCCAGAAGTCTCTTGGGCTAGGTTTTTTTGTATCAGTCTTTGGCTCCGGTCTTCTTCCTGTATCCTGTACTTTTACTGCCTGAGAGTTTTTAGATCTTACAGATTGTATACGTTTATTACGAATTGATTTAACTCTATCAGGAGTTACTAATTCTTCTAATACTTCATCTGGTAATTTACCCATCATATCACGCATATCTTTTAAATAAGCTTGTTTTACTAGAGGTACAATGTCTTTAGCATCTACATCTATTCCATTATCAAAAGCTACTGCTAACATTTGAGCCATTTTATTTACAATATAAGGAGAATTAGGTAAATCTCCAGTATCTATTGCTGAAATAATTTCATTTTGAATATGTTGAGAAGCTTCTTGCTCTAATCTTTCCATTTCAGCTTTTTCTTTAGCTTTAGATAATGAAGTTCTTTCATCTTCTAATTCTTGTAATCTTTTTCTAGCTTTTTCTAATTCAATTTGCTCAGGAGATTTCATTTCTTCTTCAATTTTTTGTTGAAGAATTAATTCTGCTATTTGTTCTAAATTAATTCCTAATTCTGGATGTTTTAAAATTTCTAAAGGATTAGATTTTAAACGCTCAATAAAAGCATTCATTTCAGCATTAGTTTGCTCTAATTGTTTTTTAGCCGCAGCAGATGATTGAAATGCTTCTTGGGCAGCAGCTTCCATTTGTAAAGCTTTACGAATACGAGATTCGTCGTTTAAATCAATTTTAGATTTAACTTCTTTTCCATTTACTTTTAACAAATATTCTCTTTCTAGCTTTTCAATTACTTTTTGCTCTACTGGAGAACTTTCACTACTTTCTGATTCCATTGATTCCAATTCTACTGGATCAATAGTATCTGCACTTGATTGTTGAGATGTTGCGGCTGAGTCGCCTGAGTTTTCTGACATAAATTTTCCTTGTTTAGCCCTAATTTCCTATAGGGGTATAAATATTGGTAGAGGGCGTAATGCTTGCTCCAAATATAGTTGTTAAATTAATAAGTTATAGGAAAGTTTGACATAAATTAGGTATTATGCTAACCTAAACAAAGAGGTACTAATGATTTATTTTCAGCCAAAAATTATAAAAGAAGAAACTTTAAACATTATTCGTAAAATAGAATCTAATAATGGCAAGGATACAAAACATAAGTCTGACGCTTTCGGAGACTATGGCATTAGAATAAACACTGCTAAAGAATTAGGTTATATTATTACAAAAAAGAATGAAAGAAAAGTAGCTAGTGCTTTTTACGATGAGATTACAAAAAAGTTAAATACAAATAATCCAGAAGTGGTAGTTTACGCTTGGTTGAAAGGAATTTATGGAGCTAAAAAGCAAATAAATAAACCTTTATATTATAGACCTATTTCTAGTCATTGGCATGTTAAGAAATATAGAAAGTATGTTAGTTATTACGATAATTTTATTACTGATATAAATAAAATATTAACTAATTCCCAATTTACGTCTAAGAGCATTTAAATATTTTAATTTATTTGGATGTCTAAATCCTTCTTCTTGAATTGCTTTATCTGCTTGGATAGCATCTACTTGTTTTGATGGAGCTTCATCTAAATGATCTCCCGCCATTAAATGCCGTACAATTTTTTCTGTACCTTGTTGCTGAATAGGCTTACTCGGATCATATTTTTTAGATAATTCTGGAAATAAATCATACAGTCTTTTAACGTCCATATAATTTCTCTTTCAATTGCTGTGCTTTCATAAATTTTTCAGGATTATCGTCGCCTTTACCTAAAGATTCCGGCTCGACCATTTGCTTAACTTCTCCTAATACTGGAGTCATATCAGCTATATCAGATACAGCTCCTACATTATCCCCTGCTTGAGCTTTATTATAAGCTCCTAAAGCACCTAAGCCCATTCCAGCCACTCCTAGTCCTTTCATTACTGGAGCTAAATATCCTGCAGCTAATTTACCATTTTTAAGCAATTTTTGCCATGCTTCTTTTTCAAAAAATCCTACTTGGTGATGATCTCCAAATGCTTTCAGTGCATCCGGTAATCCTGAACCTTTTAGAGCTGAAGTTGTTTCTTCTAATGGTGCTATAGCTTTAAATCCTTTATTAGCTACTTCGTCTGCATGTCCAAATTCATGCATTTTATTTCCCATTTGTCTACTAGGAATTTCTAAATTTTCATGAGGTAAATATATTTTATTTTCTGAGAGATTATATTTACCAGCAATGTTATCTGGCAATTTTGTATATTCTACTGGAACTTGTTCTAATAATTTTTTATTTTCAAAGGCATTTAAAGGATTATCATAATTTTTTCTAACATGTTGTCCTAAACCTGTAGATAATTCATCTCTAATAGTCATTGGACTTTTATTACGTAACAAATCTTCTACGGCATCATCGTCGCCTATTTGTAGGTATTTTGCTAAATCATCAAATAACGCTTGACGTTTTTTTGGAATGCTTTCGCCCATTATTTAACTCCGAGCTTCTTTTTTAATGGATCTAAAACTGGATTATTAGATATTTCATTTTGCATATCTTCGTATCGTACTGGATTTTCTCTTTTTGTATCGTTTACTAAATATGGAGTCATGTCTGCTGGTTTTAAATTAGATACGTCATCACTACCTTTTCCTAAACCTTCGCTTCCTAGAGCCATTTTAGCCTCTCCTACACCGGGTACAAAGTTACTCGCTGTATCTGCTGCATCTAGTCCAGCACCTTTTAAATCGCCAGCCATAGCCTTCTGACCAGCTCCCATTATGCCCATCATTCCGCCACCAATAGCTAAAGTTTTTGCTAAAGGGCCTAGCATTGCTAACATTTTTCCAGCTTTTGGAATTCTACTAATTATACCGCCAGCTTCTGAAGCTTCTTCGGCTAAAGGACTAGCTTTTCTCAATTCACTTGGAATATTTACTTTACTTTTTACCATATCCGGTAAATCTTGTAAATTTTCATAAGCTTTACCTTGATTTTTAAAATGAAATGTAGTTTTAGCATTTAGATCTTTATACTGTTCTTGACTTAAAGAACCAGCATCGTAAGCTTGTCTAACTTTATTTTTAATATCTTGCCAATCAGGAGTACTGGCAGAAGCATCTCCAATTTTTTTGTAATATTGTGATAAATATTTTGCTAAACTATCAAAATCCATTATAACCTCTTAGTATGATATAAATCACCAATATGATTTCTAAATCCTTTATCAAATTTCGCTTTTTCTTTTTTTATTTTAGGAATAGTTGAAACTTTTTGCTTAGGTACAGATTCCATTTCTGGTTCTTTAGCTTCTGGTTGTTTAATTCCTAATTTTTCTTTTAGTTTTTGGAATTTCATTATTGTCCGTTTCCTGTTATATTTGCTAAACCTTGTTGCGGAGTAGCTACACCTTGAGGAGGCTCTGCTGGACTCGGCTGATTTGGCATATTTTGATTTGGCATTTGCCCTTGATCTTGCATTATATCTCCTGCACTTGGATTTGGTGCTTGTTGCATTTGTCCTTGAGGTGCTTGCCCTTGAGGCTGTTGAGGAGCTGCTATAGGCTGGTATCCTAATACTTGTAGTAAAGCTGGATCTACAGTTTGTCCTAATGTAATATGTTCTTGAATATGATTCAAAATTAAAGCTGCATGTTGATCATCATCTCTAATATCTGGATCATCTAATAAACTAGCATGTTCTTTAATATGTTCAGCATGGTCGTCAATAGCTAAAGCTTTAATTTGCTTTCCATCCATTAACTTTTCATTTTCCATTTCAATTTGATTCATTCTTCTAGTATTTCTATCAGTCATTACTTCAAGTTTACCAGTATTAATAACTTGAATATACTGATCAATAGTAAATTCATCAGCTTTCATTTGTAATAATTGTTCCGCCATTTGAATTCTACCGGCAGTAGTTTTAGCTAAAGGATTTCCCACATCAACTACTACTCTATTTACTTCTTGAATATCATCTGATTTAAATTGTTTTAAATATGCTTTATTATTTCTACCAATAATACTAGCTACTCTAGGCTCTGTGGCATAATCTTTTAATACTTCAATTATAGCTGTACCAACGTCCTCTAAAAGCTGAACGTATTGTTGCTGAAGCCCAGAAATAAATTGAATAGACATCGATTGTACTAATGCCAATGAAGTTCCAGACTTTAAATTAGCTTCAGGATTACCTCTAGTAACTGAGTTTACTCCTGAAAGTGTTTCCATTAATCCTTCCAACTTATTTACTAAATCAAATGACATTGGATTAGTGCCAAGTAAATTCATTACTTCAGGTTTTTCCAAACCTTCAATAATATTTAATCCACCTGATAAATTAGACATAGAAACATTAGAACCGGTTTTAACAAAAATATTTTGTGTACCAAAAGCTACTTGATTTGAAAAAATAGAAGTATAAACTGTATTCACTGCCTCTTGGAGAGGAATTAAATCGAAGAGGCTGGAATAACCCATTGTTGTACCTAGTACTTCATTCGGAGCAATTCGGTATACTGGAATTTGTTTATATGGTAAATCTTGATCTGTTAAAATAACTTTTTCTGAAAGAAATACTACTTCTCTACCATTAGGTAAAGAGTCTGTTGGTCTGTGGTAAAAAGTAAATATGGGAACTTCGTCTGTTGCCATTTGTTTATTCATTACTAAAGTTTGATATTTATCTTTACCGTCTAATCCTAAAATATCATCTTCATATTCTGGAAATTTAGCAATTAAATCATATCTATTTTTAAAATCAATTGTAATCATCCAATCATGGTTCGTGCTATCTTTAGAAATGTCAAAAATGACTTCAAAGGGGGATAGATTAGAGAATTTAATATCTCCTTCACGAATAACTGTACCGGTTTCTTCGTCTTCTTCAACGATTTTACCAATACTAGTATCCCATTCCATTTTAATATAACCAGCACCAAGTACAATAGCATATTCCACCGCAGTTGAGATGAATCTTTCTAATCTCTTTTCTCTCATATAATAATCTAAAAGTCCAGTAGCAAGTTGAGCTTGTATTAAACTTTTTGGATCAGTATTTGCGGCTCTAGCCTCTAAAGCTGGTCTAGAAGCGATAGTCATAGTCTTAATGTGTTGAGCAATATTTCTGATATGATTTACTGGAAGGTTAGCTAACTCGCCCTGCTCTCCCCCAAAAGAAATTTGGTGAGAACCAGCGAAAGATTGAAAAAACATACCATGGTAACTAGCCCAGCATTGTTTAATTTTATCGGAGTAGCCCATAGCTTTAGAAGTAGCTTGCCACTCTCCAACTTTACCAATTAATACTTCAGCTAAATCAGTACCTTCTTTTTTAGCAAAATATACATTATCGGTTTTTTGTTTTTTTGTAAAATTAAAACTATCCATTAGTACTCCATGAGTATAAATCTCATAAGTAGTTGTTAATTTCTCGAATTTACTCAAAAACTACGAAAAAATCACAGCTTTAAGCTAAATTATTTTCTTTTTTTAAATGGATTAAATAAATTTTTAAGCTCTTGATGAAATTCTGGTAACTTAGATACTTGATTTGTCTCCCAGAGTGTTCCCGAAGGTAAAAAATGACCAGAAGGATACGGATTTTTATTATATTGTACGTTTCTTACAAAATAAATTAAAGCATCTAAAGTATCGAAATGTCCATGCTGAGTATCTCTATCAAATCCTGTTCTTTTTGTATTCCATGTAGCGTATTTTAAATGGTCTATTAAATATTTACATTTAGGGCTAATTAAAATAGATTCATTTTGAACTAGTAAACGTAATTTACTTATTGCGGCTTCTTTATTATCTTTTGCTGTAGGAATAAATACTAAATTATATGGTTCTTGAGATAATTCATTTAGTAAAATTAAATTATTATTATCTGCATATCTTAAATAAGGTTTTGCTAACCAAAGTTCAGATTCTTTTTCAGAAATTCCGGCATGAAGGGATCTAGTAGTTACTTTATTTCCTTTAACAACGTACTCATCTTCGATTACTACTTTATTTTGTAAAAAATCATAATATCCAAAAATTATTGCTGTAAAATCTTTAAATCCAATATCCATAGCAACATAACAATCAAAAAATGCAGGTCTAGGTTGTTCACCTATTATTAATTTCATTTTTTCTTCTGTAGCTTCTGGTACTACTGCTGATTCTTGATCTGTAATCATGATATTTAAATATTCACGTTTAAAATCTACAGAATCGTATCCACCAACTTCTTCAGCAAATCCATCAACATCAGTTCTAGTATATCTAGGGCAAGAAAATATATCTTTTTTAATCAAAGTTCCATCAAATTCTGCTTTTTTTACAAGCTCCCAATATTCATGTTCCGCAGATTTAGGAAGAGTACTACATAAAAGCATTTTACCTTTTGTAGTGTTGAGTTTAGGATACAAAACAGATCTTAATCCGTATTTTAATTCATCCATAAATCCGCACTCGTCAACGATAACTAAAACCGCTTTTCCACCTCGTTGAGATTCTATTTCTCCAGCATTAAATCCTCCAAGTTCTAGTCTAGCTCCATTTGGAAATAGGTAACAAGATTCTTGAGTTTTATATTCCGGCTGCATATCTTGAGGACATGTTTTTAATATTTCTAAAAGAGTAGCTCTAATAATTTTTTTACCTTGATTTAATCTAGGAGAAATATAAATTACTGTAGCATTTGGAGACTTTAAACATTTCTCTACTGCAATAGTAACTAGAGAAAAAGTTTTACCCATTTGCCGAGAAAATACTGCAATTAAAGTTTTTCTTGGAGATTTTGTATAATGTTCGTAAATTTCTTTTTGATTAGCATCGAGTAAGAATTCAGAAATATTTCCAGATTCCCAGATTAATCTTCTAGCTTCTGCTGGAGTAATATCTCTAGCCATTTTAATTCTCCGAATCTTCCGGACTAGATTTTAAAGCTATCTCAATTAATTCTTGAGGAGAGTATTGTTTAACTGTATCTTTAGACTTAGGTTTTTCGGCTAAATCTTTACCTTTTATTGCTAATAAAGTTTTTGTATATAGCTCTACTAATTTTGCTTCAGAATATTCTAAAGGTTTTTGTTGGCATTTTACAAAAAGTCTACCTAATTCTATCTTACAAATTTCTTCTTCATTGCTAGCTATAGCAAGGCTATGAGAATTATGTTTAATTAAATCTTCTAAATGTTTTTTTTTATTTTCTACTTCTTTTAATTGACTTTGTAATACTAAATTAGTTTGCACTAGTCTTTCCGCAAATTCTCTTAATTCTTTTTCTGTTTTATACTGTGATAAGTCTACTATCATTTTTTAAATCCACCTAGAGATTGTACAAATTGATCTTTAGTCTTTATACTCTCTACATTATTTCTTAAATTTGTTATTTCTTCTTTTACTTTGTTAATTTCTTCAGCCTGAACTTCATTTAATTTCTCAATTTTCTTAATTTCTACTACCTTATTTATTAAATTATAGAAAATAATACTAATTGCGATTACTGAATCAGCAAATCCTATAGGTCTAACAATACATTTTATTAAAAATAGACAAGCAATTGTGAAAAAGACATTCTTTTTTGACATTTTTTTTACTTCCTTATAAAAAGAGACTGCATGGTAAGTCGTTAACAGCTCGGCTCAAGTATTACTATTGGTAGTCTGACTTGACTTTGAGCACTCTCTATAAGTAGTTGTTAAAAAGGCATAGTTTGGGCTTTCAGTTCTATTTTAGGCATATGTATACTGTAGCGTAACATAAGAGAAGCTACAGGAACTTCAGCCATTATATCCAAAATGTTAAATTTGTAAATATATATTATTATAAATTATATTAAATGTCAATAAAAATAATAAGATATAGACAAATACAAAAGATAAATATTATTAATTTTACCAAAAAAACATAGTTATTCAGTATTCCACCAAGGAACTTTTAAATTTTAATATATATTTTATATTTTGTCAACTTTTTTCTTGACTGTAAGATATTTTGTGGTATTATTCTTACAAGGTCTTTAATACGTTTGGGAGAGATGTCGCACTACACTCTCCCTTTTTTGTTTTTGGGAGATTTATGTTAATTAAAATTCAAAAAGGTCAACCTGTTCAAATAACTAATCACTTTTCTAGCACAGAATTTGAATGTCCCTGTACAAATTGTACAATAAATTATGTTGATGATCAATTAGTAAATAAATTAGAAGATTTAAGAGTTGATTATGGATCACCAATTAGAATAACTTCAGGATATCGATGTCCAAAACACAATGAAGAAGTGGGGGGAGTATCTGCTTCTGCCCACCAATCAGGCTTGGCGGCTGATATACAACCTTCAGTAGTTAATGTTGACGAATTAGATAAATTATATGATTTAGCTTATATTTCTTTTGACAATATTGGCGATGGTAGACGTTTAAAATTTGTACACCTTGACGTTCGCCCATCTAAACCGGATGGAAAAAAAAGAACTTGGACATATTAATTTATTGACAAATTAATTATATTTGATATACTGTAGCCGATGAAAAAAACTAAAGACTTTACTTCAGAAAATTATGTTAGAATTATAGGTAATGAATCTTATAAAAGAATTTTAGATAAAATGTCTAAAACTACAGGTTTAAGTTATACATATTTGGACTTATTATTGCGACAATTTGCTACAGAATTTGCTGACGAAATGGCAGTTTCTGAGATTGTATCAGTACCTCTTATGGGTAATTTTAAAATAGTTAGACCGGATGGATCAACTCCTAGAGTTAGATTTTTAGCCGGAAAAACTTTTATGGAAATTTTTAAAAATGGAGGAACAGATGCGAATAAATCTCTCAGAGAACTCGGTATTATTGCTAAAGGAGCTATTACAGAGCGGAAAGGAGATAGCTGAACAGGCTGATGATAATGTTCAATTATCTTACTATATACAATTAGAAAAACAATTAACTAGACATAATTTTGCTAATTTCAAAAACCATCAAATGGAATGTCTTTGGTATCTTGCTGACACAGGAAAAATATTAGCAGATACAGCTAAAGAAAATGCAGGAGAAAATGAAATAGCTTTAAAAAAAGCTGAAAAAATTTCTGCAGCATATGATGAAATAAAAACGCACATACAAGAAGTAATTATAGCTAACTCACCACGAAAACTTTAATAATTAAGGGGGATTTTTAATGTCAGAATTTGATGTTTTTTCAAACAAATTTGCTCAGGATATTTTTTTACAAAAGTATTCTATGGATGGACAAGAAACTTGGGAACAAACCGCACGAAGAGTTACAGAAGCTGTATGTAATCAGCTAGTAGATAATCAAACAAAAGAAAAAATATTCAAATTAATTAAAGATAGAAAATTTATTCCGGGAGGAAGATATTTATATTCTGCTGGAAGACCGTTTCACCAAGTAAATAATTGCTTTCTTTTTAGAGCTGAAGATTCTAGAGAAGGATGGGCAGACGCTACTTATAAAGCTACTAGTGCCTTAATGACAGGAGGAGGAATTGGATTCGACTATTCCGCTCTTCGACCATCTGGTGCAATTATTAAACGAACTGGAGGAACTTCTACAGGGCCTTTAGCTTTAATGAATATTATTAATGAGACAGGTAGATACGTAATGCAAGGTGGACAAAGACGTTCAGCTATTTATGGATCTTTAAACTGGCAACACGGAGATATACAAGCATTTTTAAAATGTAAAGATCATTCTCCAGAACTACGAGCAGCTAAAGAAAAAGATTTTAATTTTCCTCTACCTCTAGAACTTACAAATATTTCTGTAAACTATGATACAGAATTTTTTGTAGCTATTGAAAATGAAGAGCATCCAAAACATAAACAAGCTAAAGAAATATTTATGCAGAATTTTAGACAAGCTGTAACTTCTGCAGAGCCGGGATTTAGTTTTAATTATTTAAAAGATAATGAAACTTTAAGAAATGCTTGTACTGAGGTGACTAGTGAAGATGATAGTGATAAGTGCAATTTGGGTACTCTATGGATTAATCGCTTTAGAGATCGTAAGGAGTTTGCCGAAGGTGTCAAATTTTCTACTATTTTTCTACTTTGCGGTGGTATTTATTCTGACGTACCTAATGACAAAATACGTGAAGTAGGATTAAAAAATAATAGAATTGGATTGGGACTTGGCGGTATGCATGAATGGTTAATGCTTCGTGGAGAAAAATACGAAGTTACTCCAGAGTTACACAAATGGTTACGAGTATACGAACAAGAGTCTAATTCAGCAGCATTTATTTATGCAAAAGAATTAGGAGTAGCAGTACCTAAAGGTATTAGAGCTATAGCACCAACAGGCACTATTGGAATTATTGCTGAAACAACTACAGGAATTGAGCCTTTATTCTGTAAATCATACAAAAGAAGATATTTTAAAGATGGAAAATGGTTAACTCAGTTTGTAATTGATGGATCTGTAAAAAGACTTTTAGATAAAGGTGTAAAGATAGAAGATATACAAGATAGTTATGATTTAACTTTCCAACAAAGAGTTAAATTTCAAGCTGATGTTCAAAATTATGTTGACATGGCAATTTCTTCTACTTGTAACATGGCTCCTTGGGGATCTGATGAAAATAATGAAAAATCTTTAGAAAAAAATGCTAAAATTTTATTAAAATATGCAAAGAGACTACGTGGATTTACAGTATATCCTGATGGATGTCGTGGTGGGCAGCCTTTAACTAGAGTAGACTTATCCGAAGCTTTAGGTAAAGAAGGGCAAGTATTTGAAGAAAATATGACAGAATGTATAGGCGGTGTTTGCGGATTATGAAAGCAACAAAAATGTATAATAAATTTGTAAAAATAAAATGCCCATATTGTGAGTCAGCAGTAAAAGTAGATTTTAATTTTGCTAAAGAAAATGGCAGAGTATTTTGCGGAACTTGCTGTAAAAGCTTTGATGTAGAAATAGATGATACTGAAGAAGAATAGTGTTGACATATAAAAATTATTATGATACAATATAAGAGTCTCCTTAAACTTTAGATTAGTTTTAGAGACTCCTTTGGTTAGCCAGCTAGTTGTTCCCTCCTTCTAGCTGGTTTTTTTATTTGAGGTTATATGTTTAATAAATTAAAATTTAGTATAAAAAAAATTATAGACTTAAGAATTATAAAAGTAAAAGTATTAATTACTTCTCATAATTTAGATGCGTTTGAAGCTTACTTGGATAAACTTCCAGTAGAAGGCTCTTCTATATTTGCTTTAGATATAGAAAGATCTAAGAACTATGGACAAAACCTCTATTCTTGGATAGATGTAACTAAAATGACAAAAGTAGGTGATGTATATCATATTTTAGATTGCTTAGATAGAAAATTTGTAGTAAGGGTATTGACAGAATAATATAATTGATTTATGATTTAAATATAAGTGGAGGGACTTATGGAAATCAAAAAAAATCAAATTTACATTTTTAAAAAGTCGATGGAAATTGTAACAGTAATTAAAGTAAATGAAAACAAAGTAGCTTTATTATTTAACGAAACCGAAAAAGAATATGAAGTACTTACAGTAGATTTAAATTTTATGACAGAAGATAAGTTTAAGTATATAGGAGAATATCGTGGACAAAATAGAAAGTTACAACAGGTGGCATAATCCTAATCACGGATTTGAATTACAGCCGGATGTTAATGGAGGCCCTAGAATAACTACTGAAAATGGTATTTTGTATCAATCTGAATTTGTAATGCTGCAGGATATTATTGGTACTCTGGACGATATGGATAAATCTAGATTTTCTAGAACGGTAGATGCTCTAGAATTAGAGCCGGGATTATATTGTCGTTCTCGACAAGAAAAATCTGAAGACTCAGCTACTAGACGTACAATATCTCAAGACAATATAGATGGTATAGTTTATGGCGGATTAATTTGTGGTACAGATAGATACAGTAAAGACGTAGCAAAATACGCACTAAAACACTTTGGAATATTTAATAATACTTCTAGATTTGTATTACCTCTAAACCCTGGAAATTTCTTTGACTGGTTTTTATCAGGGGGATATTTTATCTTGTCTATTTTCTTTTTACCAGTATTTATTATTAACTATTTACTTACTATACATAAAGATAAGAATAATACGAGTTCTAAAAAACTATACCTACTTTGTCTTTATGCTATGCGTAAAACAAAAATTATGAGATATTTTTATAGACATTTCTGTGAGCATATGGTAGAAATGTATGGAGAGGAATTTATATCTGAAATTTATAAGATATACTATCCAGCCGAGCATCCTTTAAATTTTTTTGCTAAAGGTATAAAGTATACTAATGGAGTATTTACAAAATGAATAAGTTAGATAATGAAACACTTTTGGAATTAGTAGAGGTAGATTTTGATAAAATCAAATTCGAGAAAGAGAGCGATGGTGGAGTTAGTATTGTTTTTACTGACGAGTCCGAGAAGATCAAGTTGGAAAACATCGCTCTTAGGGCTTTTAAGGTTAAAAAAGATACTGTTAAAGCTCGTGAGAAAAACCTAGTAAAGCTTATAGAAATTTTATTAAATGAAGCTTTTAGATCTTTAGGAGATGAAGATGTACAAGTTTAAAAAAGAACCAGATTCTAACAATGAATTTGATATTTCAGAAGTTGTCTTTACTGTAGACGCTAATACTGCAACTGAATTAACTACAGAAATGTTTTATTTCCTATTAGCTTGTGGATTTCAAAAAGAATCTATATTAAATTCATTATCAGCTCTTATCGAGGAACACAATGAAGAAGTCTGAATTAATAGAAGCAGTTCTAAAAGAAAGCATGTCTCTTTGTAATAAAGAGCAAGTAATACAGAATTTAGAGATACTGGAAAGATTAGGAATGAAACCTCCAGTAACTAAAGACTATGAAAATTTTGAAGAACATTTTGGTGTAGCGTTTAAATGGGATGAGGAATGATTACAAAAAAAGAAGCTTACGAAAATATGATGGGATTTGATTCTCATCCTCCTGTCACTACTATGTCTTTAATAAATGAGATAGTAGATATTTCTAGTAAGCTTGGTCAGCAAGCTATCTCAATTTATGTACCAATAAAATCTTTAGAAAAATTTAAAAACTCTTTGCGTAAAAGAGGATTTGGCGTGCAGTATGTTACATTTAAAGCTATGCCCGAAGTAGCATATATAACTATAGTTTGGGATGTAGCAGATTTTATAGCTAGCGAAGCTGGTAAGGAGATTTAAATAATGTTTTATACTTTTACAGCACTAGCAATATATTTTATTACAAAAATTATTTTAAGAGATAGTAGAACTATAAATGTAAAAGTAGTTAGATCTTTAAATGCTCAAGTATTTTCTAATCCTCCTAGACCTAGAAATAATTCTTTAGAGAATGTTGGGATAGACTTATATGTAGACCGAGTAGAGGATTGCGGATCTTATTTTAGAGTATATACTGGAGTATGCGTACAGCCGCCAAAAGGATATTATTTTGACGCAGTACCTAGATCTAGTATTTATAAAAAAGGCTTGATATTGTATAATTCTTGTGGTATAATAGATCAGTCGTATACAGGAGAGATACAAGCAATGTTTTTTAAAACTCCTAATTGCGAAGCTCCGGTAGTTGGAGAAAGATTAATACAACTAATACCTAGAGAAAATTTATTAGTTGAGTTTGAAGAAGTATCGGAATTAGAAGTTAGCGAGCGTGGGAATAAAGGTTTTGGAGAAAATAGTGGACGATAATCATAAAAAGATTATGAGATTCATGAAATCTAGTTGGACTAATATGAACATTAGATGTGGAAAGTATAAACATCTACAAACTAAAAGTAAGTCTAAATCTTATATGGGATTAGAAGTTTTATTTTCTAGAAAAGAATATAAAGATTTTTGTTTTAGCCACAAAGAGGAGATTCTAAATTTAGAAAAGCCTAGTGTGGATAGAATAGATTCTTCTAAGTCATACTCCCTAGATAATATAAGATTTATAGAATTGTCCGAGAATATACGGATTAAAAAATATGGTAATCAATATCATGGCGGTCAATTAAGTAACACTAAACGAGGAATAAAGTCTGTAGGAAAAAAATTTGCAGCCAGAATTACTCATAGATCTAAAGAAAAACATTTAGGAGTTTTTGAGACACAAGAAGAGGCTTACGAAGCATATAAGAAAGAGTATATAAATATCTATGGAAAGGAACCATTTTAAAATGAACGAAAAACAAATATTAGAATCTCTGCAGGAAGCAGATAGAGCGTTAAATTTAGCAGTAGTTCGGATAAAGGAATTAGAAGATCTACTTGCTTTTTATGCTAATCCCCAAACTTGGGAAAGAAATAGTTTTAAGCTAGCCACAGCTATACCTCAAGATACGGATAGCTTAGTAGGATATGATGCTCAGAATAAAACACATTACAATTTTGGCGGAGCCAAAGCAAGGAGTTATTTTTATGGTAAAAATTAAAACACTACTAGTATTAGGCTTATTAAGTTTTAACGCTATATCTGTTGAAATTCCAAAATTTCAATATGGAGATAAAGTAAGAATAAAAAAGTCTGTAACATCTTCTGAGATAGAATTTTATAATCTTCATAAAAAAATTGCAACAATTAGAACTTATACTGAGGGAGTATGTATGGCATATTCTATAACCTATAAAGAATACTATATACCTAACGCTACTATCTGTGAAAAGGATTTGGAGTTAATTAATGGAAAAAAATAGTAGACTACAATTCTGGCATGAAAGAAAATGGCATTGTGATTATTATTTTGATGGATCTGAACATACTACAATATTTGCTAAAGGTGGAATTACTTTAGCCGTTCTTGTACCCACTCTAGCTGAGATTGAGGCTATGGAAATAAGTGGAGAGTACGGACTACAACTAGGTATTGCCAAGTGTCATGAGGATGATAATTTTAATAAAAGAATTGGTAGAGTAGTTTCTACTGGAAGAATGGCAGAAGTAAAAGCGAAGGTACTAGAAAAATTTATTTTACATGATCAAATCTACATTACACTTAGAGTACATAATATTGATATACAAATTTATAAAAGATTTGACAAAGAAATAGCTAGAATCGATTGCGTGGAGATTGTATAATGATTGGAATATGTTTATTTAGTATGTCTGTATATATTTTCCTATTAGGATTTGTGGTGTTAAAATGAGAGTATTAATTGATACAAAAACTGATACTACTTTTATACTTGAGTATGATCATATTACTTATATGGCTACACTTACCGATAAAAAAGGTAATGAGTTAAAGTATAGTTATATACAAGAACTACCAATAGATTTACACGTATTTCTTGTATTTTTACATAATGAGTTTATAATATTAGACTAGACGAGAGACTGTCACTCTTCTTTAACTTTATTTGTATCTCTACGACAGCTCTCGCACTTCCTATGCGAACCTCGCTTTAGAGTAATCATATTCGAACAGCCATCAGCGATACATTGTACCTCCTGTCCAATCGGCTTGTGACCAAGCTTTAAACGTCTACCAGCATCATACTCGGCCTTATGCTTTAGAGCACAGTCAGGACATCTCCTGCCTGACCATCTCCGGCCTTTATCATCCAAATATATTATGTTAGTACCTTGCTGCCCTATCAGGGATCTAGTATGCCATTCCCGGCAAAAGGGACAAACAACTCCATCTAGATTATTCATAGTAGCCTCCAGTAATAGTTGTTAAGCTTACATAATATTGAACCTATAGTTTCGGCTAACCACTTATGCTGCATAGTGTACATAATATAATACTCGTTTAACAACTACCTGTGGAATATGAATAATATTCTAGTACCCTTCTCTTAGGAACGTGAAATAGAGCTAACCACTCAGGGACGGTCGGGACACAGGCTACCTAGCCCATAAAACGATTACTGGAATGTCGAAGGTCAGAAGACACCAGCGTAAGGCCTAGCAGAAGAATCTTATTTACCAGAACAACTTCAGATGAAACATAAACTAGTAACCCTGAAGTAGATAATCAAGTAACTTTTACAGGGACTAGAGATCTACTTACCCAAATATGACACACTACATAATATTGAATACATAACTCACTATAGCCTTTATAGGCTGACTACCCTAAAACATAACTCATACTATAGCCCCAAAGCCTAAAATAGCTGTATTAAGCTCTAATAGAGGCTTAGGACATGATACAAGAATGCTAAATGAATAATAGACATTACATATTAGATAGTTATGAGAGTGCATAATATATAGATAAGTGTGTGTAGACATAGATATATATATTTTTATTCAGTTATAGAGTTACCTACCCCCCTACCCTGCCAACAATATCTGTCACTTGACTTGGCATGACACTTGCATTGCAATCGATAAGCCAAATAAGAAGTGGCATGCTAATTGTATAAGCAATATTGATGCCAAGAATATGTAATCTCTACCCGATAACTACTATTATAAGGTATAGAATATAGGTGCAATATAATTGCAAGTTGCAATATGTAAAGTAAACTATACATTATTCGACAAGATTTTAGGGTAAAAAATTAAAGATATTCAAATATAAAGCATATTATATAAACGTAAGATTATATTATTCAAACACTTGTTTTATTTTAACCTACATATATTTAACACTGTAATGTTAATATATTCAATATATTGCTAATTTACCATAAATCAACACTATAATGTTAATCCTACAATATTGAACTATCTATATTAGAAGCTATCAACTTACTTTCAATCAATACAACTACTTTATATTATTCGAATGGTGAAATTATTTTAGAATAATAATAGTTTCTAGTTGCTATTTAATGCATCATGTTATATACTAGTATTAAGAAAACAAACGAAAGAGGTATATATGAATAATTATGAAACAATACTTACCTTTGAAGAACCTACACTTACTATAATTATTTTAGCCGATGGAAATAATGGCTTTAAATATTACTTAGAATCTTTAGATGGTTACCCTTTAACTAACGTCTATAGCTCTGAAAAAAGAGATTTAATAAGTACTATTGAACAGGCTAAGGCATTATCTAAACAATATTAAAAGGGGCATAAAATGCAATTAAAATATAAAAGAGTATCAAGTTATATTATCGAGACTATTTACGATGATACTACAATTAGAATAGGAAAGGACTATGGCAGTCATGGCAGATGTAAACCATTTTACTATGTAGAGTCAGATAATAAAGTTATAATGCATGGCTTTACTACTCAAAAAGAAGCAAAGAAGTATGTTTTAACTCAAATAGGGATAGACTTTAAAAAGGCGGTATAATATGAAATATGACACTTGGAAACTAGATAACAATGAAAAATCAACTACTTGCGATTGTTGTGAATGTAAAATTGATAGTAATGATGGAATATTAGCCAAAGGATATAAAAACAATGATTTAGAACTAATCTGCGAAAAATGTAGTGAAGATTTATTTATATGTGATAGATGTAATTATGCTTGTACTGAAAATGAATGTAGCTATGGACAAGATTTATGCGATGACTGTTGTGATTTAATAGCGGAAAGATATTCCGACAATGATTAAAAGGGGGATTTATGGGCTATGTAGCTTTAGACAAAATCTATTTAACTAAAAAAGGTAACTTAAGAGCTAAAATATTAATTGAAACTAAAGATAATACGGACAGTCATATTTTAAAGATAACTAATAAAACTAATAGCTTTATTTCAGGCAATGGCTATGCTTTTTTTGTAACTTTAATCGATATAGAAAAACAAATTATTAAAATTACTATACAAAATAAAAGCTATAATGCTATAAAATTAAATCATTTTATTAATGTAGGGGGCAAAATTACAATTGATACTTTAATAAATGAAACTAATATATAAAAATAATGTTTGACACAATGAATTAAAAATGCTATTATTAATTATTGAAACAAAAACAAAGGGGAATTATATGACAAGTTTAAATTTAATTCATTCACCGGCTGACTATTTAACTACAAAATACCATACTTTAAATACTTTAGATTTAACTTCTCAATTTAACAGAGTGGGCTTTAATATTGCTAATGAAGGAAAATCAACTTTAAGAATTCCGGTTAATCCTGAATTAACTAGACTATTTAATACTTATACTCAAGAAAAACAATTAGAGCTAATTAATCAATATAATACTAAAATGACAAGATACAATCAGAGATTAGGACATGAAAAGCATTTTATTAGATTTCAATCGAATGAATTAAAAAGTACTCGAAAAGATCATGATTTATACTTAAGAGTATCAAATTCGTATGACGGCACAAGTTCTTTAAAAGTAAGTTTAGACATTTTAAGACTAGTTTGCTTAAATGGAATGGTAGCCCCAAGAAATATTTTCGAATTTTCAGTATCTCATCGCTCTAAAAATATTTATAATGATGCAATTGAGGCAAGTTATAAAATATTAGCTAAAAAAGAAATTATTGACAATCAAATTGAGGCAATGACTTCTAAAGTATTAAATACTGATGAGAAATTGCAACTAGTTGATAATATGCTAAAGTTTAGATTTGATGATAGGGAAATAATTATGGCAGAATCTCAAAAATTAAATTTATTAAGACCGGTAAGACAAGCGGAAATGAATGATAATTTATATCAAAATTTCAATACAATACAAGAAAAACTAACTAAAGGGGCTAGAATTGCTTTATTAGACGAGAATGGCAATCCTTTTCATAGTACTGTAAGAGCGGTAAGATCTCAAGTTACTGCAGATAATTTTAATGATCAAGCTTGGCAGTTTGCTACTAGTTTAGTTGGATAATATTAAGAGGGAATTTAATTCCCTCTTTTTTCAAATAAATATTGACACAATGAATTAATTTTGATAAACTAATTAAGAGAACCAAACAAGAGGGGATAAAATGAAATTAAAACTTTTAACTAGTAATTCAAAATTAAAAAAAGATTCAATTTTTAACTTTGATATTCCGGCATATAAATCTAGTACCGGATTAATCACTTGCCCACACGCTAAAGACTGTATTTCTAATTGCTATGCTCGACAAGGTACTTATATTTTTAGCAATGTAAAAGCTAAACATGAAAAAAACTTACAGGCTACTTTAGAAAATGATTTTTGCGAAAACATGATAATAGATGTTATTGAATCTAAAGCTAATATAATTAGAATTCATTCAGCCGGTGACTTTTATAATAAAGAATATATTTCTAAATGGTTAAAAATTATTGACGCTTTGCCTCATGTAACTTTTTATGCATATACTAAAAGTTTTAAAATGTTTGATGGTATTGAATTGCCTAAAAATTTTAAAATTATTCAATCTCAAGGGGGGATTTATGAGATTGACGAAAATAAAGCTCATTCTAAAGTTTTTGAAAATGAATCTGATATACCTAAAAATTATTCTAAAGCTATAGAATCGGATTTAAATGCGGTATATAATGATAAAATAGCTTTAGTTTACCATGGCAGTAAAAAACATAATGGCAATAGTTTTATTAATAAAAAAATAGCTTAGTACTTGACACAATGAATTAAAAATGTAATAATAAATAAAAGGAGGATTTATGGAATTAAGATCGAAACAAATTAGACAATTAGTAGGTAACAAATTTTTTACGGTAGAATTTATTAAAAAAGACGGTACTATTCGAGTAATGAATTGTAGATTGAACGTAAAAAAACATTTGAAAGGGGGAGAATTAAAACATAATCCCGAAGCTTTAAATCATTTAATTGTTTTTGATGTAGTAGCTAAAGAATATCGAACTATTAATTTAAATACACTTTTAAGAGTAAAATTTAATGGAATTGAACTATCATTTTAATACAAGGGGGATTTTATGGGAACACGACACTTAATAATGGTACAATTAGATAATGAATATAAAGTAACTCAATACGGTCAATGGGATGGCTATCCTACCGGTACGGGCAAAGATATAGTAGAGATACTAAAAAAGATTGACTTAAACCGGTTTAAAGCTCAATTGAGAGACTTTACTTTGTTAGTACCTGAGGACATGGCATTCAATTCAGACATTGAAAATATGCTAGGTAATGACTTTAGTTCAAATTATCCTGAATTGTCGAGAAATACAGGGGCTAAAATACTTGAATTAATTTATAATACTAATACAGGGTTAATTTTAGCCGATAATTTAGATTTTGGGAATGATTCGCTGTATTGTGAATGGGCGTATTGTATAAATCTAGATAAAAATACTTTAGAAATTTATCAGGGATTTAATAAAGATAGCTCTAAAGTAAATTATAGATTTGATAAAAATGCTAAAATTAGTATGGACTATTCAGCCGTAAAGTTTATAGGGGAATATCCTTTAGAAATGATTAGTGAGTCTTTAATGGAAAGATTAGAAAAAACTTTAGGAGAATAATATGAGTACATTTACTTTTAAGCAATTAAAATTTACATCTAAAATTAAAGCCTGTAAAGATTATATAACAGGGCAAGGGCTAAAGGTTAGTGATTTAAGATTAGATGAAACTTATACTATTTTATGGCAAAATGATAATTTCCAATATGCTCATTCTGGAAAATATATAGGAGAATAATATGAAAGTACTATTTAAAAGATCGGAGAAGGCAGCTAATAGTTTTAAAATTGAAAGACAATGTTATAACATAAATGAAACTTTTACTAAATATGACAAGTTAACTAGTTTAGATTTAGTAACTAAAATAGAAGGTAAGGAATATAGATTTGAATTAAATAGAAATGAGATTTTAGATTTAATTAAACGTCTAAATGATTCTTTAAATGGAGGCTATTAAAATGAAACAATTTTTATTTATAACTACAATATTTTTAAGTTTTTGTTTAGGAATGTACTCAATAATTGAAATGGTTCAAATTAAAACAATCCTAAAGCATTATCCTAAAGCTAAAATTTCAATGGCAATAGGCATTAAAATAGATAAACCTAAAGGATGTAACAACACTTTTAAATGTAGAGTAGGATAATTTTATGAGAATAATAATATTAAGTTTATTTCTAATTGGATGCGGTAAACCTAAAATATTAAGTATTGAACCTAAAATGCAATACTTGATAAATAATTTTGAACAAAAATCTAAAATACTAGGTAAACCTATCAAAATTGATAACTTGATATTAGAATTTAAAGATACTTATAACAATGAGTCAATTTTGGGACAGTGCGGTATTAAGAATAATACTCCTAAAATAACTATTAAAAAGAGCTATTTTGAGGCATCTAATAAGGCATTAAAAGAAATTATAGTATTCCACGAGCTTGGACATTGTTTATTAAATAGAGATCATTTAAGCGGATACGATTATGGAAATCATAGATTGTATAGTATAATGAATGCTTATGAGTTTAATGATGAAATGTATAAATTAAATTATGATTATTACCTAAAGGAGCTTTTCGGAGTAATTAATTATACTGAAATTCCGACTAGGACAGATTTTATATTTGAAGATTAAGATTTAAAACTAAAGGAAAAAAGGAGGATAAGAAAATGTTAACAGAAATTTTAAGTGGTATAGTCTTAGTAATATTAGCAGTAACCTTGCTTATAGTGGTACTGGCACTATTAGGCTTTGCCTTTACAGGATTGTTAATTGAAAATAGAAATGTTGTTAGTAAAGCTTTTGGAATATTTATGGGAATTTGGGGGAGCTTTTTAATTACTGGATTGTGCTTAATAACTTTACACTGGACATCTATTCCTACAGAGGTTAAAGCTCAATGGAATGGATTTACTAAAGGAGTATAGAATGAATACAGTAAAAAAATATGAAAACAGAAAACTTTATTTTGATGGAAAATATATAACATTATTAGATATTATTGCAATGTTAAAACGAGGTGAATCTGTTACAGTAGTTAGCCATAAAGACGGTTTAGACGTTACCAATAGCGTTTTAAAAGAAGCTTTATTATTTTTAAATATAAGTACAGACTCACTAATTGAAATGGTTAAAAAAGGCGAATAATATGCTTAAAACAATAAGACATTTTGAAGATCAAATATTATTTATAATTATAGCCGGCAATTGTTTAGTATGGCTTTACAGTTTTACACTGGCTCAGTTGTTTAATTATTAAAACTCCCTAAAGGAGCTTTACAGTTAAACTTTTTTGTGATAGATTTATAAATAGGGAAATACCCTTGGAGGAAATATGAGTAAAATAATTTTAATTTTAGCAGCAATAAGCATTTTAGCAAGTTGCACCACTAACACAGTAAAAAAGAATATTATTCCTCGGCAAGGATCTAGCCGAAATTAATAATCAAATACCTAGGAGGTACGTATGTTTACAGGTATTACAAATGCAGAAATGAGAGAGTTTGAAGAATTTCTAGAATCAGAAGCAGCGGATGCTTTAATGGCAGATCCTGATGTAATAGCTTTTTTTAAAGCTTTACGAGATGAAGTAGTGGATAGCTATTATCCTCCATTGGTTTTGGAGGAAGATGTTGAAGAGGAATATCCGGAGGTGGCGTAATGAGTGCTAATGCAGCTTATTTAATCACTAAAGTATATTCTAACCTGAAACAAAGAGGAGAAGAAGAATTGGCAATGCCTTTAGAATTATTGTATAAAAGATACAATAAAGCTCACCAAAGAGATAAAGGAAAAATATTCCAAGATTTTCTTGACTATTGTAATGATTATGATATAAATATAAGAGAAGAACAAATTTCAGAAAAGGAAGCGGCATAGCCGCTTCCCCTTGAGGGAGGATTTATGAAATTAATTATACTTTTATTTTTTGTATCTCTGCTGCAAAGTTGTGCTAGCCATTTAACTAAAGAAGATAAGCAGGCTGTAGTCCGAGTACATACTAGATGTACTCTAGAATTTCTAGACATTTTAAAAACAAATGACCAAAGATTTACTGCTGAATATTGCCGGAGATTTTTAAGTAAGATAGCCGGTTCAGATCAACATGATGTACCTAAATTAGTATTTAATTATAAAGCTAAAATTAATGTAGCCAGAATATTAAAAACTGGAACTATAAAAGATATACAAGATTTACCTATTGAGTATGCAACAGAAACGGCTAAACAAATTGATGATACATTTAATGAAACTACAGAATTCTTTTACGAAAAAGAAATGGACAATAGAATAAATACTAAATTAGGAGTATAGGATGAGAATAATTAAAGCTATAGCACATTTTATAATGAGGATATTAGGACTTAGAGTTTATCCTATTGGTAGCTTATTATTTCAAACTCAGCACCATTTATATTTTATCTTAGAAGATTATCAGGAAGGTAGAGCTATTTTAATTGACGAATTTGGAATGTTACTGTATATTAAAAAAGAAGATCTTAAAGCCAATTTTGAAGAAGTATTAGCAGTATTTAGAGATGGTAAAATTCAGTCAGTGAAGGAAATAATAGGAGATACTGTTTACTTAGATAATGAAACGGTAATGCTTTCAGATTTAAACGAAGGGAGTAACTAATGAATTATGTAGAGTATGTATTAAGTTTAATAAATGATAAAAACGAAATAGTAGTAGACGATAGATTTAAATTACAAGTAGCTATTACTATTATAAATCAACATGATCATTTAAAAAGAGCTTTAGAATTAGGTGTTAAAGATAAGGTTAAATTACAATAATGAAATGTACTAATAAAGACGATACTTATTTTTTACAAGATAGCAGTAATGATACTTTTATTTCGTATTTTGATTCATTAGTAAATATTTTTGGAGAATGGACTCCTCACAAATATGGAGCATTAGGTACTAGAGGCGGATATTGGGGAAACGAAATTAAAGTGGAGGTTTTTAGATCTCCTCTAATTATAGTAATATTTAAAGGATAATAAATGAAATTACACGAATTGGCTAAAGAATTAAACACAAAAGCTACAGAATTATTAAAAAAAGCTACAGAGCTTAACATGGAAATTAAATCTGTAAATGCTCACGTAAGCTTAGAGGACGAGCAAACTTTAAGAAATGAGTTTGGAATTGTTGTATCGGGAGGCTCGCTAATTACTCCTATTGCCTTTGTAAGACGTTTAGGATTGGATGCTAACAATATGATGAGATACGAATTAGTTGAAGCTGAAATTTGTGAGAATGGATTTGTAGAAATTAAATCTAGAAAAGAATTTAATAGTCGTACCAGAGCATTCCATGAATTAGGATACAAAAATGGTCATTTAGAAATGGATGTATAAATGAAATTTATTTGTAATATAGCATCTTTAGTATCTATGTTTATGTTTGTAGGCTGTACAGCAATTTCATTGCTTACAGCTATTAATTTAGATTTTGGTGCGAGTATTGGCTATGGACTTTTAGCTGGTGTTCATTTTGTTCTTATGGTAATATTTGGATATATTTCTATAAAAGCTTAGGGAGTTTTTATGTGGAAAATTTTGAATAAAAGTAATGGTCAGGAATTAATATTTAAAACTGATAGCGACTTTTGTCAGTGGTATGACAATACACATTTAGCACAATACGAAAGCTCAGTAGGTGCTATGGATCAAGCTAAAGATCAGCAAAATGGATACTATATAGGTTTAGGATACTATTTAAACTATATTGATATTCCGGATTACGTATCCTATCCGCCTAAAAAAGAAGAAACTAAAACTTGTCAGCATCCCAGAAAATATTTAAATAAAATTAGCAATAGTTTAGAATTTATGGTTTGTCCGGATTGTAAAGAAGAAGTAAAAGAAGAGCCAGTAGTTAATAAAAATACTGGATGGGAATGGGGATTTTGAAACTGTCACACTCTGCTAAAGATCTTTGGAAAACCTGCAAATACAAATGGCATTTACATTACCAAAAAAGATATCGCTCTGTCAGAGTTAGCTCTGCATTAGCTTTTGGAAATAGCTTTGACTTAGCTTTAAACGAATTATTGCTAACTAAAGATTTGCTAAAAGCTGCAGATGTTTTCTGGAATAGCTGGGAAGAATGGAAATATAAACCACTAATTGATTTTTATAAATCTGATTTTAATTCAGATTTATTATCCAAATCAGATCTAGACGAAATTCAAGCAGTAGAGGCAGATGCCGATCTACAGGATCATTTATTAAATTGGTACTCACTCCGAGCTAAAGGTCTTAGGATGCTAGCAGAATATGATCTTCAGATCATGCCTAGCCTAGCTGAGATCATTTCTATTCAAGGAGAGTTTGAAATACCTATCCCAAATACAGAACACACTGTAGGAGGTAAATTAGATTTAATAGCACGTATTGGAGAACACACTTATATTCTAGATAACAAAACTACTAGTCAGCCTTATGCCAAAAATAGTTGTCAAACTAAAGAGCAGACAGCTTTATATGCAAGAGGAGTGCCAGAATACGATTCTAATGTAGGATTTTTAACTATAAACAAAAAAGATTTTAGAACACAAATTTTGTTAGGGCAAGCTCCTAAAGAATTACAAGAATCTGTAATGCAAGATTTTGTATCTATGGCTACAGAAATTGATAATACTACAGAATTTGACAAGAATAAAAAAGGATGTTATTCTTTTGGTAGCAAGTGTCAGTTTTATTCGCATTGCTGGGGAGAAGGATTCAGTGAAAACATTTATGAAGCTGAAAAAGAATAATGAAAAGAAATAATTTACATAATTATTATACCGCCCACAGATTATCACATGATATACTATATCTATTAAAAGGATATGCACCTTGGATTACAGGCACTTATGTAAAGTATTACGGAAAGGAAACTCACTATCTTATAGATATGGTAACAATAGATAATGCAAAATTATTAAGGATTATTTTTGAAATATAAAAACACAGAATTATATTTTATCTACAGATCAAAACTCCGATACTGTTTTACAGGTTTAAATTACTTATATGATACTTACGAAATATTAAATCTAACAAATAATGAAAAAATTTTTTTAAATAGAAAAATATTAATATCTCCTATGCTGAGAGAAATTTATGAGTTATAAATTAAAAACTAGTGATTTAGTTTGTATATTTTGGGATAAAGATTTTGATATAGGATTTTACGTGCATCTAAATAATAAACATTTATATACTAAAAATAGTTCATTTGTTAGCAATTTACCAAAATATAAAATAGAATTAATAAGTAGTCCTTTACTTAGAGTAATTTACACTGGAGATTTTTAAAATGGAAAAAGCAATAAAGACTTACAAAATCATAAATGTATTAAGTATAATATGTTTAGCTATTTGGGCAGCAGCATTTTTATTTTCAAATAAACCTATAGAAACTATTGACAAGATAATAATAGCTATGTTAGTATTTAAGAGTATTAATTATAATCTAAAAGAAAATGAATTTTTAGATGAGTTTAAACCGGAGGAAAAAAATGAGTAATTTAATTTTTAAGAAAATGTCAGAAGTAATGAAAGATGTTGGATCTATTGGTAAAGACCAAAAGAATACAGCTCAAGGATTTAAATTCAGAGGTATAGACCAATTTGTAAATGCTTTGTATCCTGCTTTAACTAAACATGGAGTATTTATGGCTCCTAGATGTGTTAGAGAAGATCACGAAGTAAAAGATGTTACTAGATCTAACGGAAAGGCTGGAGTAGATAAACATGTTACTATTATGATGGAATATGATTTCTTTGCTGAAGATGGATCTAAAGTAACTGTAGGGCCAATTCCTGCTGAAGGATTAGATTCTGGGGACAAAGCTACAAATAAAGCTTTATCAGCAGCTTTAAAATATGCTTTAATTCAGACTTTCAGTATCCCAACAGAAGATATGGCTGAAGCAGATTTAGAATCTCCAACTATCGGACAACAGTTAGTTGGGAATACCGGATTAACTACTATAACTTTAACTGATTCTTCATTTTCAAAAGGAGGAGCTGTATCAGGAAATACTGATGCTCCTCCTAAAATGACAGCAGCAGCCGCTACAGCAAAAGCAGTTGAGAAAAAAGTTAGTAGTATGCGAAAAGTAGAAGTTAAAAGTAACGATTCAGATTTAGACTTGTAGGAGTTAAAATAAAAAGGAGTTATTATGCGAGTAGCAATGCTAGGTATAGAAAATGATAAAATAAAAATCGGAGCATTAGAAGAAGTGGAAACTCTGAAAAAAGCAAGAGAATATATTCAAAATGAATTGAATAATATTCCATCTTTAAAAGACTGTAAGGTAGTAGTATTTGAAGTAGAAGATGATTTTGATATGTCAACTCTTATGTTTGATGATGGGGATGAATAATGACTTTAGATGAATTTATTAATGAACAAATAGAAAAAGATCCCGAAGGTTTATTAGACATGCTATTAACTATGGCTCTCCAAGAAGGAGATAAATATAGTGCAGAGGATACAGAAAAAGACTTTATGGATGCTGCAGAAAATGCTTTTGAAGTTATTAAATTCATAAATGCATTAAATAACCAACAGCCGCAATTAGAAGAAGATACTGAAGGATTAGAAGATTTAATATTACAATCAAACAGCAATGTAAAATTGCTACATTAGGAGATTAAAATGTCAGAAGTAGGATTATTAAAAGAAGCTAAAAACAAAGACAAGAACGGAAAAACTGTTTTAACAATTGAAGTTACAAATGATATTACTTTAAAAAAAGGTGATGTTATTTTTCTAAACGATCCAAAAGATTATTTAAACTTTATTGTTAAATCTGAAAAATCTTCAGATAAGCAAAGAGCTTGGGCAGAAGGGCAGTTAGAAGGATTTGAAACTGGTAAGTTAGGATTTATTAAAAAGAGATTACAACTTGCAAAACGCAAAGAAAACTAGGAAAAAGGGATACTTTTATGTATCCTTAGAATATTATAATAGATCATTAAAACGTAAAGTTGAAAATCCAAATAGCTATGACATATATTTTAATGATTATGATAATACTTCTAAATCGTCTACACATTTAGATATTAGAATTTTTTATAAAGGGTTACTAAAAGAAATATTCAAAGGAGTTTAAAATGCAAGTTAAAGATTTAAAGAGAGCTATTCCATATTTATTTAAAACTAAAATCACACCACTACTAATTGGACTACACGGAAAAGGTAAAACATCTTTTGTATCTGAGTTAGCTCAGGAAATGGATGCTAATTTACTAGTGGTGCGTTTAGGTACATTGTCAGATTCAGGAGATCTAATTGGTTTACCGGCTCACCTACAAGATTCTTTAGGTAAAGCTATAGAAACTATTTATGTAGCACCTAGCTTCTTACCAGTAGCTAGAGAAGGATTTGACAATACCAGAAAGACTGTATTATTTCTAGATGAGATTAACAGATGCCACAAAGATTTAATTCAAGCTATTTTCCAGTTAGTAGAAAAAGGTGAACAGCTAGGGCCTCATAAATTAATTAATACTCACGTAATTGCTGCAGCTAACCCAGCTACAGACGACTATTCAGTAATGGATATTTCAGATAAAGCTTTTACAGACAGATTTTGCCACTTAGCTTTCGAGCCTAGCACTCAAGAATTTTTAGATTATGGTAAAGCTAATTTTAACTCTCCATATTTAAATTTCTTATCTAATAGACCAGAAATGATTAGAAAAAAGAATGATCTAATTATAATTGATTATATTGATCAGTCTGAAAGATCTGCTGAAAAAATTTGTAGATTGGAATTAGCAGGACTACCTACAGATTTATTTCTAGAAGTAGCTTCGGGGATAGTAGGTACTGAAGCAGCCTCGGCAGCAGTAGCTTTTTACTTAGAAAATAATGTTAAAATCTCAGGAAATGATATTATTTATAATTACGAATCTGTAAAAGAAAAAGTATTAAAGCACAATATGCCAGCATTAGCACTTGCTATAGACGAAATTGAAAAGATACTTATTGATAAAAAAGAAGAGCCGAACACTCAGCAAGAAATTGATAATTTTATTCAATTCCTAACTGACATTCCTGCAGATCTTTGTATTGGTACTATTATTAATTTTGCTAAAATTGAATCTTGGTCTAATGATGAACTTGTAATTCAAAACTTTTACGGGTACGATTCTGGAAAAGGTATTTCAGATACATGTTCTAAATTCCTAGATTATATTCGAGAAATGCGTAAAGCAGGTAAATTAAAATTGCCAGAAGAAAAGAAAGAAGAAAATTAATATTTACAACAGGAAAAATTAAATGTCAGTACAACAAGCTATAATAGAATTAATTGTTTCTGGTAATCAATTTTATGCAAGTTTTTTAGCACAATGTAATAGAAAAATACGTTACGATTTACCAGCTCCGGCTGGTATTTCAGTAACCTCTTCTATTAATTTGTATATTAATCCAACATTATTTGATAAGTTTACTTTAAAGCAACAACAAGATATTTTAAAGCACGAAATAATGCATTTAATAAACGAACATTGTGGAGTTAAACCTTCAGATGAAAATTTATCAGCAAAGCAATTAAATATAGCTATGGACTGTGCTATAAACCAATTAGAAGGTATTGAGCAGTCAGTAGATGAGATTGGCGGAGTAACTTTAGAACGCTTTAAAAAAGCTTGCAGTGAGTTTATAGAACCCGATAGTATCAAGCCTAAAATGGACTTTAGATATTATGGTAGAATTATAAAACAATGTCAGGATAAATTTGACGAAGAGCAAGCTGGAAAAGAAATAGACGATCACTCCAAAATGGAGAATGATACTGAAGGCGATTCGAGAGAAACTACTTATGGAAAAGAATTCCAAAAGCAAGTTGTAAAAAATGCTGTAGGTAGAGCTAAAAATGCTGCTGGAAATGTTGGTGGAGATTTACAAAGATTAATTGATCAAATGTTTGCTAGTAAGGTAAACTGGAAACAGCAATTAACACGGATTGTTTCTAATGCTGTTACAATTAAAAAGACTACTACTAGAACACGTTTAAACAGACGTTACGGATTGATGTCACCCGGAAAAAAGAAAGATTATGTTCTTAAAGTCGGATATGTTTTAGATACTTCTGGTAGTATGTCTTCTTATAACCTAGCCCAAGGCTGGGGAGAAATTTCTAAATTACAATCTCTATTCCCAGAAATGGAAATTATTTTATACGAATGTGATGCAGACGTTCAGCCGGGAAGAAAATTTGATAGGAAATTGAAGCCAGAAGTTAAAGGTGGAGGAGGAACAGATATGAATCCTGCATTCCAATTAGCTTTAAAAGATGGTGCTGATTTAATTATATGTTTTACAGATGGTGATTTTTACGAAAATATAGATAATCCAAATGTACCAGTTATTTTTTGTATCGACGGTAAAAATAGTTATAGCTACCCTTTTGGTAAAGTGTTATGTTTAGGTGAGCATAGAGATGGTTGATAAATTTATGGACAGTTATGTTGATGAATTTGTCAGGCAATACAGACGTATGAAATATAAAAATAAACCATTAATATATATTATTTACGGATTAGAATGATTTTAAATACAGACTATTTAGAAAATATTTTTAGAGGTATAGTTCCGGGGCCAGTGATTGTAACTAAAAGTTCTGAGAGAGATGGTTATAGAATTTGCATAGTTCATCCGTTCCCTGTATTGCCTTCATATTTTTATATTAATACCATAGAATTACATAGACCAAAATCCGATTTAGTTTATGAATTAGGAATTAGAGTTAAGTTTAATTCTATATTTAAAAAAGACGTAGAAGCCTTTAAAGCACCATTATTAAAAATTATTTATGGATATAGAGAATGATGCAAACTTCCATGGACGACTATAACTATGTATCAAAACATTTTGAAGTTGTCCGAAAAAAATATGGCACAGAAATTAACTTCACAATTAGCCCTATAGTAAACGAAAATTCTCAGCCTTGTATAATTAGTTTTTATACTTTAGTTACTGATTATTTCGGGTATATGGATTTTATATCTTTAGAGGGTATAGAATTGTGGGAAATGCTTGACAAAGTAAAGGTAATGAATTATGCTCTTACTGTGATGATTCGCAAAGCATTATTTAATTATGGAATAAAGGGATTAAAAGGAGAGAGATTATCCAAAACTCCTTTATTGAGATTAATTTATGAAGTATAAATTTCCCGGAGAGTATATTGAGTTACTACACGAAGAAACTGGATTAATAGAATGTCTAAATTGGTATGTAAAAAATGACGATCATCAGTTTTTACTTCTTGACAATATAAGAGATGTTAATTTACTGGCAGTATGGACAGATTTACTAGATTCTAGAATTTTAGCAGGAAAATTGTTACCAATAATATTAGGAGAGGAATATGTATCAGAGATTTACAGAAACGCAAAAAGATAAAGGTTTATTAGTTCCAGTAGGGACTGATGTATACAAATTAATGCGTAACGCTAACAAAGATTATTACACTTCATTTTATAGATATAACGATGAGCACAAAAAAGAATTCGATGCTAAAGGTTCTGTAGCTGGATTTAAAGGTGTTGTATCTGATTTGCTACCTTGGGATTTCGACAATGAATCAGATCCATCTATTGCTCAAGCAGATGCTTTAGAAATGGTTTACCGGCTAAAGAAAGACGGATACAAAGAAGAGAATATTAGAATATTTTTTTCAGGTATGAAAGGATTTGAGGTATCAGTACCTATTTCAGAATTGCTTACTCCGGCTGAATTAAAAAATGTATGTTTAAATTATGCGGAAGGATTAAAAGCTGATACTAGTGTTTATAACGATACTAGAATATTCAGATTACCATTTACTAAACACAATAAATCTGGACTATATAAAATTCCTTTAACACTGGAACAATTAGAATCTCTCAGTATTTCAGAAATTAGAGATGAAGCTAAAAGTATAGAAGGATTTGATAAGCATGAGATATTAGCAGCTTATAAACCAGCTAAACTTACAGAAAAAATGAGACAATTTAAAGCTAAAACTCCAGAAGTAAAAGTTACTAGAGAATTATTAGAATCTATTAGTTTAGAAAATATCGATTGGGGAAAGAAGCCTAGAGATTTAACTCACGAAAAATATTTACTATCTTTAGGTTATTTCTCGCAAGGAAATCGTAGCGAGGCTTTAATTATTTTAGCAGCTACTTTAAAAAATTTAGGATGGAATGAAACTCAGGTATACTATGCTTGTAAAGCTGCAGCCGATTTACAGGCTAGCCGAACAGGCGAAGATAAATTTCCTAAAAATGAAATATACAAAAATATTATTGAGCAAGTCTTTGGGCCGAATTGGAAAAATGGTAGCTATTCTGTAAAAGATAATTCTTTATTGCAGCAATTATCTCTATTAGTTCCGGCTGAAGTGAGAATGACTTCTTCTGAGGATAATATTGTATCTATTACTGAATCTTTTGGATCTTTCAGTAGCTATGCAAAAGAAATTGATAAAAATACTATTAAGTTTGGAATAGCCCCTTTAGACGAAAAATTAGTGATGCAGACAGGAAGACTTTACGGTATTCTAGCAGCTCCGGGAGTCGGTAAGACTACTTTTGGAGTAGACGTTTTAAGAAATACTTCTTTAAATGGTGAGCTTAGTATGTTTGCCAGCTATGACATGTCTTGTCCAGACGTTATTCAAAAATTAATTCAAAAACATAGCCGATTAAAAGCTAAAGATATTTACGCAGCTTTTAGGGATAATGATACAAAACAAATAGAAAAATTCTATAAAATGTTAGATGAGAATTACAAAAATGTTACCTTTATTTTTAAAACTGGACAAACTATAGATGATTTAAAGAAATCTATTATTGAAAGGGAAAAACAATTAGGAGCACCTATTCGGTTAGTAGTAGTAGATTATTTAGAGTTAATTCAATCTAAATTTTCAGATCCTACTCAGGCTAGTATGGAGTCGATACAAGGACTTAGAGAAATAGCTGTAGGGATGAATAAAGCAGTTATTGTAATGCTTCAGCCGAGTAAAATGGGTACTAGTATAGACGAGCCTATTACGTCTTATTCTGCCAGTAAAGGTAGTTCTAGTATTGCCCAAGCAGTTACAGCTATGCTTACTTTACACAGACCGGGATGCAGCTCTAGGACTCCAGAGAATGATAATTATATTGGTATAGATTGTGTAAAAAATAGAAGTGGTGGATTATTTAGTTTAGATTTACATTTTGACGGAGCTACAGGAAATATTAGAGCTTTGGAAACTATTGAAGCTATGACATTGCAGGAATTGCGAGAAGCTAAAAGACAGCAGCATCAGGACGAGGATAGTTTATTTTGAAGACAAATGATAATAGATATGTCTATTTTTTCACTTATAGTAATGAATCTATAGTGTCTATGTTTTTTGAATGTCAAGAGGAAGATATTAATAGTAATACTTGCTTTAAAAGAAAAGAAATTGAAGAGCAAAGAGAGGATTACGATATCTATTTACATTATAAAGCAATACAAAGCCCTTTATTAAAAGCTATTTTGGAAGAATAATGAAATATAAAAAAGATAAAGTTTGTAGATATAAATTTGTATATTCTAAAGATATTATACAATCTTTGCGAGACTCTATAGACATTACTGGATTTGAAAGTAGTTTAGACTTGCATTTATATAGAACTGAAGAAATTTACAAAGAAAATAATTACGAAAGTTTTATTAATCATAATGCTCTAATTGCACCTTTATTTAGAATTATTTTAGGAGAAAAATGAAATTAATTAATCCTTCTGTAACTATAGAAACTGATTTAAACGGAGAGTTTATTTTAAGACATGTAGAAAAGGCTATACGTAATTGCTACAAGTCTGAGGATAAAATAGGTGAGGATAGCCATAAAAAGCTAATTAAAACTATTTTAGATAGTCACCATTACAGTACTATAGAACACTATACTATTACTGTAAGAGTAATTTGTAGTCGAGCTTGTATGGCTCAGTGGACTAGACACAGACTAATGTCTTTTAGTATTGAATCTCAGAGATACATAAATTATTCTAGAGGTAAATTTGGCGGAGAGATTACGTTTATTCGCCCAATAGAATATTACGATTGGACTGTACAGCAACAATTTAAATTTGATATAGCTATGCAGGATTCTGAAAAATCTTATATGGATTTGCTATCTGCAGGGCTAAAAGCTCAGGATGCCAGAAATGCTTTAAATAATGCTACTAAAACAGAAATGGTAGTTTCTGGAAATTTAAGAGTTTGGAGAGATTTACTAATAAAAAGAGTTGACAAATCAGCACAGTCTGAGATACGATATTTAGCAAAGGAACTTCTTTCGGAATTTAAAAAGGAGATTCCTATAATTTTTGATGATATAGAGGTGTAAATGAAACTTTGTAAATCTTGTAATTTAATTACTTCAGATTTTGGCAAAAATAAAGCTAGAAAAGATGGACTTAGTTTTTACTGTAGACCTTGTAACCGAAAATTAGAACAAATTAGTATCTCTAAATTATCTAATAAAAAAAATAAACAAGTAGTAGTTAGCTTTGAAAAAAACTGTCAGAATTGTAATTGGAATTTTGGCGGTAAATGCGTAGTAAAAAATCCCGGACAAATTACAGAAATAGAAAATGATAATATCTGTCATAAATTTGAAAGATTTGTGGAGAGAGAAATTGACATTGCCGAGTTACATTCATGAAAATTAAAAACTCAATACTATTGCAATTGTGGGATCTTTCTTTTTTATTAAGATGTTCAACGTATTCCGTACCTTATGCTTTGGATTATCATATGTATGTTTATGATTTTGTAGGAGATACTTATGCCTGTAGTCCTATAACTTATTTAGAAATAAAACAACTACAAAACTGTACCCTTTTAGGAATTATATATGGAAAAGAATTATCAAATAATTAATGCTTTAAATTTTGAAGCAGCTTTAGCAGAAATAGAGCAGTTTGACATAATTGCATACGATACGGAAACTACAGGATTAAATGTACGTAAAGATAGGGTAATTGGATTCTCTTTTACCTGTACTCCCAATTCTGGATGGTATTTACCTTTATGGATATATGAAAAAACTACAGATAAATTAATTGAACGTGGCAATTCTGAAATGGCTATAGAGTTATTAAAAGCTTTAGCTAAAAAGAAACTTATAATGCATAATGCTAGTTTTGACGTTAGGGTAACAGCTAACTCTCTAGGTATAAATTTACTTAATGCACTTTACGCAGATACACAATTAATGATTCACACTCTCCGAGAGGAGGGGCCATTTGCATTAAAAGATAATGCAGTGCTTTTAGCAAGGGAATTAGGATTAGACAATCAGGATGCAGCTAATCAGGAGCAATTGGAATTAGAGCAAAATGTAAAAGCTAATGGTGGAAAATGGCTGAAGTCAAATAAAGAAATGTTTAAAGCAGACTTAAATGTTTTAGCTAAATATGCTATAGCGGATACAGATATCACTTTAAGACTTTTTCAGTATCTTCAGCAGCAATTAGAAAAAGAACAGTTATTAGATTTTTTTTACAAAGACGAAGTAATGCCTCTACAGAAATATTGTACTATCAGAATGGAGCATAGACCTGTTCATTTAGATATGGTAAAATTGGAGCAATTGAATAGAGAAATTGATTTAGAAATTAAACAAATAGAAACTAATGTTGTAATTGCGTTACTAGCTACTGAGGAAGGTCAGGAATTTAGTAAGCAAAGATTGGCTGAAGAATTTCCTCCAAAAAATAGTGGAGCTTTCGCACAGGAAGTTTGTAGACTATTCGATTTGCCGATGCCTATGCTAGTTTCGGGAAAATTTCAAATTACAAAAAAGAGTTTACAATTTCCTAAAGATTTTTATTTAGAGCCGGATAAACTCAGAGCTATAGAATTTCTAAAAGATACTGAAAACGAACTAATGACTCATGAAATTGACGAAATACAAAAGAAACTTTTAATAGCTAAAGAAGGTACAGAACATATTATTAATATTTCTTCTAAACAGCAGCTAGGTAAAATTGTATTTGATTTAATGGGAATTAAACCTCTGAGTAAAACTGAAAAAGGTTCTCCACAGTTTAATGAAGATTTAGTAGAACATTTAGTAAAAGAATATGGATTTCTTTGGGCTAAGGAATTACGAGTTTACAATAAACTTTTAAAGATAAAAAGTAGCTATTATGAAAGATTTTTAGATGCTCAGGAAGGTGGAGTATTCTACCCTACTTTTAAACAGCATGGAACTACTTCTGGAAGGTTTAGTTCGGATATGCAACAGTTACCAAAGCCTCTAGAGGAAGACAGTGAGGAGGAGCCGGAAGATTCTCGTATCGTAAAGCATACAGATGCTGTTCGTACTTTATTTATTCCACCTCCGGGATTTAAATTTTTAGATGACGACTATGAATCTTTAGAGCCTAGAGTATTTGCTGACGATGCTGCAGATCAAGCTCTAATAGATATTTTTATTAAAAATTATGACATGTATTCTGTAGTAGCTATTGGAGCTGAAAAGTTAGAAGGAGTTTCTGCAGACAAAAAAGCACCAAATTATTTAAAAAATATTAATCCTAATAAAAGACAGAATGCTAAACCGTATGCTTTAGGAATTCGCTACGGAATGAAAGATTTTAAGTTACACAAAACTTTAGAAATAGAACTTACTGCGGCTCAAGAAATTATCGAGAATTATTTTAAAGCATTCCCCGGACTAAAAGCCGCTATGGATAAATATTTAAAAGAAGTAAAAACTACAGGTAAAGTTACTTCTAAGTATGGCAGAGTGCGGCATATTCCTAGAGCTAGGGAAATATACAGAAAGTTCGGGGATGATGTTTTAGAATATAAAAATTTAAAGAACTTGGCAATTAAGCATTATACTCCAATTTCTGAATTAAAAGATATCAGAAAAGAATATAATAATTTATTAAATAATGCTTTAAACTTCCCAATTCAGGCAGCAGGAGCTAGTATCGTAAATAGAGCTATGATTGCTATGTCTAAGAAATTTCATGAAGAGAAATTAAATGCTTGGGTATGTCTTCAAATTCACGATCAAATTGTAATAACTTGTGTAGAAAAAGATATTGACAGGGCTAAAGAAATAGTGCAAGATTGTATGGAGAATACAAATAAGCTATTAATGCCGTTAATAGCTAAACCAGAAGTGGCTGGAAATTTAGCAGAAGGACATATTTAATTTTAAATATAACTTGACATTAGGGGCATTAGTCTGTTATAATATATCTTGGAGGATGTATTATGAAAAATTATAAAGTAGATATAAAAGGGTATGAGGGAATATATCAAATCTCCCGAGATGGAAAAGTTTTCAGTTTAAAAAATGATTTAGAGTTTAAATTATCAATAGGCACAACCGGATACTATAGAGTGAATTTAAATAATAAAGATAGAGGTAAGACTCATAAAGTTCACAGATTAGTGGCTTTGCATTTTATACCAAATCCGAATAATTATAAATGTGTCAATCATTTAGATGGGAATAAATTAAATAACGATATGTCTAACTTGGAATGGTGTTCTCATAAAAGAAATAACAATCATGCTAGAGAATTAGGATTAAACCCAATATTAAGAGGATTGGATTCTCCTTTAATAAAGTCAGTAAAAAGACATGATACTGGAGAAATATTTTTATCCTTAGATTCTGCTTGCCGAGCTTGTGGTCAATATAGAAATAGATCAGGATTATCTAACCACTTAGCAGGAAGACATCCCAAATTTGATGGTACTACTTGGGAATTTGTAAATGAAAACTAAACCAAAAGCTCCTAGAAGACTTAAAGTTAAACCTCCTAAAGCTATTCCTCACGGAAAAATGTATAATAGGAAAAAACTTAAAAAGGTAGTAGTATGAAATATTTAAATGTATTATTAATAGTAATTCTTATAAATAGTTTTTATTTGATATACAAATTAAAAAAAGATATGTTTACTTTAAATCTAATAATACATACTCAAAACGATATGTTAGTAAATAAATGCGGAATCCAGTAAAATGATAGCAGCTATAGGCTCTATAATGCTTGCTCTTTGCGGTCTTCCTGAAATGATCCGAACCATTCAGGATAGGAGATGTCATGTTGGATGGCTAATGCTACTATTATGGCTATTTGGGGAAATATTATTATTTATTTTTGCTTGCAATACAAAACAATATGTGTTATTAATTAATTATGTCGCAAATATAACTTTTGTATCTGTGATGATTTATTACAAAATATATGGAGATAAAAAATGAGAATTATTTTAGGATTATTACTTTCACTAAATGTTTTTGCCAGTAACACTGCTAGTATAGTTTTGCATGGAACTATTCCGGCTAAAACAGACGTTACAACTACAGTTACTTCAGTTAACCTATCTGTAGAAGCTAATGCTGTAGATACTGTAATTTCCACTCTAGGAATTAAAACTAATAGACCTGCTACAGTATTTATTACTTCTACTAATAGTTTTAATTTAGTTAAGTCTGGATTCGCTACACAAATTCCATATACTCTAAAATTAGGCACTACAACAGTTACTGCTTCGGCTATTTCATTTCCACAGTTTACGAATACTAATAGAGATTTAAAAATTAGCTATACTGGAGTAGATGGCTACTTAATGGATGCTGGAGATTATACAGATACTTTAACCGTAACTGTTACAGCTCTTTAGGAGAGTTTTATGGATAAGTGGTATTTTATAGAAAATAAATATAATCCTAGATTTAATTTTATTTTATTAGAATCGGAAGGTAAGAGTTATTATTCTAGCATATATGCTAGTGGTTCAGATTGCATAGCTACTGAGTGGGAGCGTATGAATTTACAATATTACTTTACTAATAGTAATTATTATAATGTTACCGAATTAGGAAGTTTGGAGCCTGATAGACCTATGACTAGAGAAGATGCTAAAGCTTTCCACCCTGATGCAGAAGTAGTTGGGGATGGGAGCACTTGGCAAATAGTAGTACCTTTGCCGGAAAAAGAATCTACTGGACTAAATTTTGATGTAGAGTTACTTTTTGGAATTTGTTTATTTATTAATATTGTAATTACTATTTACTTGACAATTATTAGATTTCTGATATAACCTTTTTAGGAGAATTAAATGAAAGTACAAGAATTAATTAATTTGTTACAAAAATTTGACGTAAACCATACTGTCAGATTAAAAATAGGATCTGAATACAAAAATATAGATGATGTAATTACTGGTAGATTTGTAAATACTGTAGAATTACTAAATTTTAATGATATTAGTATTGAGCAAGCTGAAGGTGAAACAATGTCTACTATGCTTGCCAAAAATGAAATATCTCCAATTAGAGAAAAATTAATTGTGAGAGCAATTGGTCAGGAAAGATTTGACGAAATTAGAAATGAAATTACTACGTTTTTTTCTAAACAAAATTCTGAAGAAGAATCTGTACCTGAAGTTACTCTTGTAGAGGATATAGAATTTGACGAAGAAGCTGATAGATTATCAGTTGAAAAAGCTAGAGCTGAAATACTTGTAGAAAAGCTATATAAAGGTGAGGAATTGTCAGATGCTCAGTTAGAAGCTGTATCTGCTGCCAAAAAACTATTAGGAAAAAAAGCTGTATCTGCAATTAAAAAAGCTGTAGAAAAAGAAGTATAGTTTGAAAGTAGAATTAGATAAAAAAATAATTGACGAGATTGTGGAAGTTTTAGCTGAAGAGTTAGAAATAAAACATTTAGGATTGGAAGAAGAGGAAGTCTTAATTAGACTTGCCTCTTTGTCTATTGCTATTTATTTAGGTTCTTTACGAAGAGATCCAGATCAGTCTACAAAAATACATTAACAGGAAGTTAAAAATGGCTTTAGTAAAAGCAATGTCAAAAGCAGAAATTGAGAATTTAATTAAATACAGACAAAAAGGTGAGACTTGGGCTAGCCTTGCTAAAAAATTTAAAGGGCATACTCCAAATGCTCTCAGAAAAACATATTATAGAAATATCCGTAAACCTGAAGTAAAGGTGTTAATTTTTGATATTGAAACTGCACCTATGCTAGGATACATTTGGGGATTATGGGACAATAACGTAGCTTTAAACATGCTTAAATCTGATTGGTATATTTTATCTTGGGCTGCAAAATGGTTACACGATTCTGAAGATAAAGTAATGTATGCAGATCAGAGAAATGCTAAAAATATTGAAGATGATTCTGAAATGTTAAAAGGTATTTGGAAATTATTGGATGAGGCTGATGTTGTTCTTACTCAAAATGGGATAAGCTTTGATGTCAAAAAATTAAATGCAAGATTTCTTCAACATGGATTTCCACCTCCTAGTAGCTTCAGACACATTGATACAAAAATAATTGCTAAAGCTAAATTTGCATTTACTAGCAATAAATTAGAGTATATGACTGATAAGTTAAATGTTAAATATAAAAAATTAAAACATGATGAATTTTCTGGATTTGAGCTTTGGAAACAGTGTTTAGCTGGTAACAAAAAAGCTTGGGAATCTATGAAAAAATATAACTGTTACGATGTTTTAGCTTTAGAAGAATTATATCTTATCTTAGCTCCTTGGGACTCTAGAATTAATTTTAATGTTTTCCGAGATGATTTAGAAACTAAATGTAATGCTTGCGGATGTAGTGAGTTTAAATCTCACGGGTACAAGTACACAAATTCTGGTAAGTTTAAAAGACTTATCTGTGAAAATTGTGGTGCGGAATTGTCAGAGAAGGCTAACCTATTGACAAAAGATAAGAAAAAGTCTCTTAAAAAATAATATTTGACTTGTATCAGCTTTTCGTGTAACATAGACTTATCGGGGGATATTTTATGATACCACAAAGTAAAATTAAAGAGATAGAAGCTAAAGAATACGGAGTTATGACAGAAGAGGAAGCTCTTCTGTTAAAATACTGGAATTCGTATAAAGAATCAAATATGTGGCATTCTATGATGCTAGGAATTACTGAAGCTCCAGACTGTCTAGAAAAAGCATTAAACTATGCTAGAAAAGGTAAAGAGAGTGTTAAAACTGCTTTACGGATTCAAGGACAGCTTTTAATGATGTGGGCAAACAATCAGAACAAAGTATTAGAATTTAAAATAAACGAAGATAAACAAGTTATAAGAGGTATATTAGAAGACGAAACTGCTACTATACACTATTTAAAATCTCCAGAAGCTAAAGATCCTAAAAATGTAGTAGAGTTTTTAGAAAATAAAAAGATTTCTAAATATATGGGTACAATTAGACCTTTGCAAACTAAAGAAGATTTAAAAATAGATACTGAAAAACAGTTAAGAGAGAGAAATTTAGTAATTCCTGCCGGAGCTACTGAAGAAGAAAAAATTAACATATCTCTTAAAATTCTTGACAATCTTTTTTGGCATGGGAAAATTATAGAAAAAGATTATAATGAAATGTGTAGAAAATTAATGAATAAAAAAGCAAAAATAGCTTGATATTTAGTTTTAACTTTGGTAAGATAAATTATGAGTAAGATAAAGCACATTATTTTAACTATAAAAGGGATACAATGGAAGATTTTTATACAATCTCCATCTTCGTACCGAAGAATGCATGGAAATGATAGTGATGCAATTATGTATCCATCAGATAGAGAATTATACTTTAAAAAAGATCATTTAAAGTTTGGTACTGTTTGTCACGAATTGTTACACTGTTATATTGCTTCAGCCGGTACAGCTAGTGCTGATATGCAAGCTTCTCAAATGGAAGAACATATTTGTGAGTTATTGGAAGATCATATTTTTGACTTATTAAATGATGCTAAGAGAGTTATAGATTTTATAGCAAAGGAAAAATAATGTTAATTGGAATATCGGGAATTAAAAGAAGTGGAAAAGATACAATAGCTAATGTTTTAATAAAAGACTTTGGCTTTAAGAAAATAGCTTTTGCCGATAAATTAAAAGATATCTGTGCTAGAGTATTCGATTTACCTGTATCTGTGTTTCATAGAGATGATTTTAAAGATATGGTGTTTGAAGCACCAGTAATTATAGATGTTGAGCACATTAAGAATCTGGTTACTTTGCTAGAGGAGTATACTAGTATCCCAAATGATGCCTACAATGCGTTAATGTCTACAGGATGTAGCAAAACGCTTTATTCACCGAGAGAAATCTTACAATTCGTAGGGACGGATTTATGCCGAAACTGCGTCAATGATTCGATTTGGCTCGACATCTTTAATTCTATAGTAAAAAATACTGAAGGTCATGTTGTTGTTTCAGATGCTAGATTTACTAATGAAAGAAATTTAATTAAAAGTTTAGGCGGAACAAATATTCTTGTATCACGTTCTAATTTAAATAATAAAGATTCTCACGCTTCTGAAAATGATTTAGGGGATGAGTCTAGTTACGATGTTCATGTAAAAAATGACACTACTAAGGAAAAACTAGAGCATGATATTCAAATGTGGTATACACTTAGAACAGCTAGATGAAATTAAAACCTGCAGATCACGTTGCTAGTAATATTTTAGGATTTCCTCAAATTAAATTTTATAGAGAGCAGTTAAAAAAGTATCCTCTAAAAGGTTCTAAAGTAATTTATTTGCAATATAGGAATTTAATAAGACCTAGCGTATACGATAATAATATTAATTTAAAAATGCTGGAAAGCGAATTAATTAAAATATTGGTGGGATTTTGAAACATAGAAAATTAAAAGAAGGTGATTGGGCTTGGTGCTTATCTCCAGAAGCTACTAATATATTATATCATGACGATATAGATACTGCCATGGATTCTACCAGTATGCGATCAAGAGACTTGATGACTACTTGTCAAGAACATAATCAATATAATGAAATAGAAGATCCAGATGATTGGTGGGGAATATTTAGTTAAAGTTGATATATTTAAGTCACCATTAATTCACCTAATAGCAGGATATAAAATTGAAGGGTAATAAAAAATCTAAAAGTGAAGTCGAATACTGGAGAGGAAAATACAAGGAATTATTAAGTGAAAATAAAAGGTTAAAGAAAGATTTAAAAAGATTAAAAAATGTAGATTACGAATTTGAAGAGTTTAAAGACGCATTTGAAGATTTTTCAGAAGAAAAAGTAACAAAACGAAAAGAAAACTTGTGTCAAAACTGTATGCGTGGTAAACTAGTTTCCGTAGATATTCCGGGAAACAGAGTAGTTAGATTATGTAAAATATGCGGTAATAGGGAAACAAAAAGTGAAGATGGGATTTAAACGAAAAGAACAAAATCATTTCGGCTGTTGGTTACGAATATATAAATCTCCGCTAATGTGTATAATTTATAATAGGGAAACAAAAAGTGAAGAGATCTAATTACGATTATGTATTTGGAGTTGGCGGAGAACATTGGGATATGAGCCACTGTATTGAAGAATTATTCTATAATAAGTATAATAACAATTATTTTTATATAGCAACTGAGCGTAATAGTCTAGACGAATTAAATTATATAAAAGAAGCTACTTGGAATTCTCCATTAATAAATATAATTTACGATTTAAAAGATAAGAGAGCTTTACGTGATACACAAAAATAGCATTGTATACAAAAAAGTTAAATCTAGAACTTATGAAATGATTTTAGCTAAAGATATTGAAGCTGGAATGATTTTACGTGGATATGACATTGCTACTAAACAATATCAAGAAATTAAAGTTACATCCTGTTTTAAAATTCAAAATATTCGCTGGAGATTACAATTTCTAGGAACAGATCATATTTTTATCTCACCTGACACTTTTTTATTGACAACTAATGGTTTTTGGTGTACTAAAGACTTAGCAGATTATACTGCTTTTAAATTAATAAAAAAAGATATGACTATACACCATGGATCTAATACAGTTACTCCAAAAGTTCATATGAAAATTATGGAATCTCCAGATTTCTTTTACGATATTCGTACAGAATCTGAGTTACCAGTTTTAGTAGATGGTTTTTTAGTATATTTTAAATGTTCGGAGACAAATAAATATGGATTCCAAAAAGAAAGCGACAGTGATCAGCCTATTACGCAGAGCTTGGATGAGAAGCAAAGAACGATCAGAGTGCCTGAAGAGAGCTAAAATTGATAGAGGACTTTACCAGTGCGAATTATGTGTAAAAGGTAAACTTACTCGCTATTCAGATATGCAAATTGACCATACTGAACCGGCAGTACCATTAACTGGCTGGGAAAGCTTTGACAGCTTTATAGAGCGTTTATTTGTACCTGTAGAGGGACTACGTGCCATTTGTAAGCCACACCATGAAGAAATAACTAAAGGTCAGACTGAAATACGAAAAACTAATAGAAAATTAAAAAAGATAAAAAAATGAAAAGAACTAGTCATACTTCTTATTATTTTTTCGACCATCCTTCTGATATTATTCCGGTAATTCGCAAACTAGATTCTTATAAGAATGTGACTAGACGCTTAGGTGGATGGGCATATTACATAAAAGATATTGCTATTAACGCTCCTTTACTTCAGGAGATTTTTAAAGTTGAAAGCTAAAGATACAAAAAAATATTGTCAAGTGTGTGAATTTGACGATTTACAATATTGGACAAATTACGATGAATTGGAAGGCTCCACTTACCAGCACCATTTAGCACAATCTGATTTCGAAACTGTTATTTTAGATATAGATATTTTTAAAAGCATAATGCTAAAACTAATTTTTAGAGGTATAAAATGAATTTAGAATCGATTCTAAACAAAGTTAAAGATTTCTCAGGTATTGACTTTATTTTACCAAAAGATCCAGTAACTGGTAAAAGATCTGTTACTCTTTTATTTACTTTAGTTAGCTTTTTATTCTGTATCCTCGCCTCTAGTCTATTCGCTTACGGAAAGATTAAAAATACAGGTGATTTTAAAGAAATATTTTACGCTTCACTTGCTACTTATTTAGGTAGAAGAATTACTGGCAGTAAAGGTGAGGTAATAGAAAATGAAAATGCTAAGTAGAGTATTATTTCTATTTATTTTAGCTTCTGTAATTCAGTGTAGCAGTATTGTTAGATATAGATTTGGCGAAAAGCCTAGTCCTAAATTAGACGAGTATTTAGCTATGTTTCACGAAGAAATGGATAAACGAGATGTACATTTAGATTACAGAAATATTAGCCTTAGATTTACTAATAAATTATCTCATGATAACTATGTTGCCGTATCTTATCCTTTTGTTAAATATCGTTTTGTAGACGTTCTGAGGGGTTATTTTGACCATGCTCCAGCCGAGGAGAGGGAAGCTATAGTAGTACACGAATTAGGGCATACATTTGGTTTAAAGCATTTAGACGATATGCAATTTTTGTATCCTTTTGCTAAGTTTTGCCCAATTTCTGTAATGCATTCCTATAGTAATTTGCAAGGATGTTATTTTTCTCAAAGAGAGCAATATTTTAACGAATTAGCTTTTAGAATAAAAAAACTTGACGGATCTATAGAAATTTGATATACTATTGTTTTAGGCGGATAAACCGCTAATAGGAGATTTAATGAAACGCATTTTATTATTAACATTAGCTTTTTTAGCATTAAATATAGGTGCTAAAACTATTACATTAACTAGTCAGAATACTATGTCATTATCAGGGCCAGTGGACGGTCAGTCTATGACAGGTTTAATGACAAAATTACAAGAACTAAATAAAATAGAAACTACAGAGCCTATTTATTTAGTAATTAATTCTCCGGGCGGAAGTATTTATGATGGATTTGACTTTATCAGATTTGCTCAAACTTCGAAAAGAAAAATTAATACAGTGACAGTATTTGCTGCTAGTATGGCTTTTCAAATTGTAGAATCTTTAGGTGATAGATACGTTACTAGCTATTCATCTTTAATGTCACATAAAGCTAAAGGTGGATTTGATGGTGAATTTCCGGGACAAGTAGATTCTCGTTATGCTCACATTTTATCTCATATTATTGAACAGGATACTGAAGTAATAAAAAGAACTAATGGTAAACAAACTTTGGAATCTTATGCTAAATTAATTCAAAATGAATATTGGGCAAATGCTAATAAAGCAATTAAGGATGGATTTGCAGATGAGCAAGTTGCAGTATCTTGCGATAAATCTTTAGAAGGTACAAATTCAATACTAGTTAATTTAGGATTTGCTTCAGCTAATGTTGAATTCTCAAATTGTCCTTTGGTAATTTACCCTATCTCAATTAGAGGTGCTAACGGAAATAGAATTGTAGACGATGCAGATTTACTAAAAGCTTATAATAAACTTTTTGAACTAAAAAACTTTAAATTTTAGGAGAAGGAGCTTCGGCTCCTTTTTTTTATGTATAAACATTACAAATTAATAGAAGGTGATTATATAAACTGGATTATGCCAGATGAATATCAGTATTCTTTAAGAGCGGATGTATTAAGTGAAGCTTGGGATACTAGATACGAAATATATTATAATGATTCGGATGGAGATCCTCTAATTAAAAATAATATGATGAAAGGTAAACTTTTAAGGATAATTTATGGAAACGAAAACTAAAATAATTATAGTAATTGTAGCAATAGCTTTAGGATTTGGAGCTGGATATTTTGCTAAACCCTCGTCCGTTAGGACGATCACCGTGGAAAAAATAATAAAAGAACAGTCTAAAGCTGAAGTACAAACAAGAATTATTTATAAAGAAAAAACTGTAAAGCCTGATGGAACAGTTACAGAAATTGAAAAAACAGATAATAGTAATTCTAGTACAGATATTACAAAAATTAATAATGAAAAAAGTACTAGCCAAACTATAAAAAATGATATAGGATTAAATATATCAGCTTTAGCAATAGCTAATAGCAGTAATATTACAGGAACTAGGGAGTATGGAATACATATTTCTAAAAGAGTGATTAGTAATATTACAGTAGGTGCTTTTGCTGATACAGAAAAGAAAATAGGAGTTAGCATTGGAATCAATTTCTGAGTTATTTAAACATAAATATAGAATATTGCTTTATTTAGATCATAATCCAGAACCTATTCTCGGAGTTAAGTATTTATGTATTAGGGGAATAGACGGAGATTTAGTTTTTGAAAAACGTAAATTTTACTTATTAAAAATGCCATTATTAAATTTAGTGTTTGGAGTTTAAATGTCTCACGTATACACTGTACCTGCTGCATTTAATTGGAGTACATATTCTACTGCTTTAATGTTTGTTAGACATACAAATCCTTGTGCTGCACAGAATTTATCCTTTCTATTTACAAGAAAATCAGAACTAAAGAGTAAACTTAAGTTAACTTCTCATAGAATAATTTATACTCAATTGGGAGAAGAATTTACTTTAGATTTGTGTTTATTAAATTACAAATTACTAGATATTATTTTTGAAGGTTAAATGTTTATACATTATTATAAATCTATAAATTTACCTACTAGAAGATTTTTTGGAATAGAAACTTCAGAAGATATTAAAAATTTAATATTATGGAGTACTAAGGAAGAGTACATTAAATCTGCCGGATTTAAAGTTGATGTAAGTAATAAATTTGATAGTGATTTTAGAAATCGAATAAAAGTTCAAGTTATATTTGGAGAACTTCTACACTTAATATATTTGGGGGAAAAATGAAAATTGGAGATATTTTTTTAGATAAAAAATCTAATGATTTATTAATATTTTCTGGTGCTATGTGCGTAAATGAATTTAGAAAAGCTGCCTACTATTTAAAATTTGAAACTAAATATGGAGCTTTTCTTTACCTATCTTTAGATTCCGCAAAAGAAACTTTAGAGGTAATTGGTGCATTATAAATTAGAAAATGCTGAAGGTATTTTTGTATATATGCCTAGTGAATTTTCTCAATTAAAAAGTGATGTTTTAGATGAGCGTTATGATAGAGATGTTACGTATTATCACAACAAAATATATGGCTCTACTTATATAATAAAATCAGAAGCTATACAATCTACCCTTTTAAGGATAATTTATGAATTTTAAAACTAAGAATAAAATGGCATTTTTTTCTATTAGAGATTTAAAAAGATATATTATTGCTCCATACGGTAGATTATTTACTATACGTCCCTATACTGGTTATGCCATAACTTCTGAAATACTTCAAGGACAATTACTAAAAATAATTTATGCCTAAATATCATTATAAAATTAACATGGGAAATCTTGAAGAAATAATGTACAAAATTGTATCTATAAATTCCTCTCCAAATTGTATTAAAAAAGCTATAGGATTGTCAGCAGAAAATATTGGAGTAATTTCAGACTTTAATGCTAGTTTAATTTTAAAAGCTGTATTCCGTAGTAAATTAATTAAGGCTATATATGGCTAAATTAAAATATGGAGATAAAGTGTGGGTATTTAGATACAATATGACTATTAGGTATGCCTTATTGTATCCTTATAACTACAGTATCTACGGAAAATATATGTTAGTTTCACCTTGGAATATGGTTAAGTTTGAAGCTATTTGTTCACCTCTAATGAAGGCTATTTATGACTAGACCTAAAATAAATTACAATACTATATGTAGAGTGCTACTTTATAGTATGCCTCTTAGAAATGGTTTTCACTATTCTCCAAGACCTTATTCTGAAAAATGGAGTCCTACTTTAATGGGAAAAAGAGTTAGAGTACTTAAAAATAAAATATTTGCTTCTCCTTTAATTATGGAAATTTATGACTAGATACAAATTAAAATTAGGGGATAAAGTGCATAGATTATTTTGCATAGAAAATTTTAAATATGTAGATGATAATTTTTTATCTGATACTGAATTTAAAGGAGAGGATGCAGAACCAGATAGCCTTTTAATTTTTAAACATGAATTTTATAGAGCATCTTTACTGAGAGAAATATTTGGATATAAAGAAATTATACGAATTGGCAAGATCTGAGGATACTGAAGAAGACAGATTACAGTCAGTTTACGAATTTATTAAAAAAAATGAATTAAATAAAGGTTTTTCCCGAAAACCTATTGACTTTTTTTATTTTTGGTATACAATAGGCCATACAAATGACATTACGTTACAAGAGTTTCGTAAAGCATTTCCACAAGGCCCTTTTGTTTATTTCAGCATGGATAAGCTGAATATTCCCAAGGAAGAATTCGGGAGAATAAATTTTGAATACGAGCGTCAAAAAGCAGAAAAGAAACGGAAAAAACTCCGTAACAAAAAGAAGTCTATCAAAGTATCCCTATCTAAACCCAAAAATGAATACACGGATTAGGCAAGAGTATTTAGATGCGGATTATTTAAATAAGCTATCAGATACAGAATTAGAATTCCTAAATCAATTTTATAAAGAACATTATAATGCTAGTATAGGTAAAGCTGAAGGTGACTTGGATGGATACCTTTTAGATGTATCAAATCCTAAAGTTCGTAAAGAATTATACCGAGAAAATAATGCTAGAAATAGAGATGTATTTTCTTCTGGAAAAGCTACGGGTACTTTAATTTATTTAGATAATGTAACTTTGGAAGAAGTTATTGAGGCTAAACAGTATACTGAAGTAGATCATTTTGAAACTGCTATGTCTGAATTAATTAAAGGCGAAGATGAAGAGGATTAAGTTAAAAAAAGTAATATTTTGTAACTTAGATGAAGACTCTTTATTTATTATAAAATTTTACACTAGAAATGTATATTTAGCTTTTGATATAGATGAATTAAATTTAGATATAGATAGAAAATATATTCTAGATATTAAAGTTTCAGAAGCACCATTATTACGAATATTAT